TCTTGGACTGCTACACGTACGGCCCCGCCTTAGCCTTGGGTAACAACGGAGGTTTCTAGTTAACCCATGGCTGAAACCTCCGTCACAGGCACGGCGCTAGGCAACGCGCTTCAAGACATCTTGATGGCGCCAGACCTGCAGCCTGGCGATGATGTCAGCTACCAGACCGCCAAGACCATTTACCTCTATCACCCGCTTGGCGCCAAGATCGTTGACTCTCCCCTCGCGGTCGCTCAGTCGCAAGACCGCAAGATCAGCATTCAAAAAGGCCCCGAGGACCGGCTGCGCGAGGCCTTTGAGGATGAATGGAAAGCGCTGGGCGCTGACCGCGTGATCTTCAACACCGCGCGCCTCGCGCGTATCTACGGCGTCGCTTCGCTGGCGTTGTTGGTCGAGGGCACGCCTAACGACCGGCCCGTCAACTTTGAGGCGCTGGCCGGCGCCAAAATTGGCTTTAACGTTCTCGACCCGCTGAACACTGCCGGCTCGCTGGTCTTAGACCAAAACCCAGCGTCCATCGACTTCCTTAAGGTGCAAGGCATCACCATCGCCGGCAAGCCGGTTCATCGTTCCAGGGCGGTTACCCTGATGCACGAGGACCCGGTCTACCTGTCGTTTACCTCAACGTCATTCGGCTACGTTGGCCGCAGCGTTTACCTGCGCGCTCTGTTTCCGTTGAAAAGCTACATCAACACTTTGGTCACTGACGACATGGTCGCCTACAAGGCAGGCCTGCTGGTGACCAAGATCAAGCAAACCTCGTCCATCGTCGATGGCCTGATGGCCGCGGTCGGGGCGGTCAAGCGCATTTTGCTTCAGCAAGGTGCGACGGGCAACGTTCTTCAGATCGGTCATGAAGACGCGATTGAATCGCTGAACCTTCAAAACATCGACGGCGCTTTCAAAGAAGCTCGCAAGAACATCCTTGAGAACATCGCCAGCGCCGCCGGCACGCCCGCGCAGATTATCAACTCAGAAACCATGGCCGAGGGCTTCGGCGAGGGGACTGAGGACGCCAAGCGCATTGCGCAATACATTCAGCGGCTCCGCATTTGGATGACGCCGCTCTATGACTTCATGACCAAGGTCTGTCAGTATCGGGCCTGGAACAAGCAGTTTTATGAAACGCTGAAGGCGGACTACAAAGACAAGCTACCAGCCTCTTATCGGCAGTTCTTCTACGACGCGCAAAATTCCTTTGCGGCTGAATGGCCGAGCCTGATCGAGGAGCCCGACAGCGACAAGATCGCTGTTAGCGATGTCAAGCTTAAGGCCATGATTGCGGTTGCTGAAGTTCTGTTGCCGATCGCCGACCCGGAAAACAAGGCCAACATCGTTCAGTGGATTGCAGATAACATTAACAGCGACAAGCTGCTTTTCCCGTCATCCTTGCTGATCGACGTCGAGGCCTTGGTAAGCTACGAACCGCCAACTCAAACCATGGGCGAAGGCCTAGAAGAGCCCAAACCTGGCAAGCCGTTCGCGGCCCAAGATTCACAGCGCCTTCGCGAGGCGTTGAGGGTCCTGGCTTGACGGTCAGCGCGGAAATCGACCAGCAATTTCAGCTGGCTGAGGCTGCTATGCGAGCTGCAACGCTCGCCCATGTTGACTACCACAAGGCTCTGAACTGCCAAGAGTGGACCTTGGCTGCCGCCATTCAAACCGAGATTGTCGGGCGCGTGGAAGTGAGCCTAGACCTCTTGGCGAAGGGCTACAGGTTGGCGGCCAAAGCAGGGTACGATGGCCGAAAATAGGGACGACTATTTCTCGGTCCTGACTGACGCCGTCAAGGCCATGTCAGAGAGCGGCTTCGTTTCGGCAGAACAGGTGCTTTACTGGCAGCGCAAGTTGCGCGAGGCGGCTGAGCGCTCGTTCAGGTCTGCGGCTCAGATGGAGCAAGACTTACGCGACGCGCTCGCTGGTACCTACAAGCGCATGGTTGAGCAAGGCGGCGCGCTTAAGTTTCATAAGGGCGTTGGTCGGTTTACGCTTGATCGCTTGCGGCCGTCTTTAAAGGCGGCGCTCGACCGACGGATCATGGCCAGCGCTGACCTGATCAAGCTTAACCGCCAACAGGCGATTGAAAAGACGCTTCAGCGCTTTTCGGGCTGGGCGACCAGCATCCCGGCTGGTGGCGCAACGGACATTGACAAGGTAGAGACCAAGCAGCAGATCCGCAAAAGCCTGGCGCAGCTCCCCTATGAGGAGCGCCGGCTGCACATCGACCAAGCCTCAAAGCTCACAGCCAACATCAACGAGACCATCGCGGAGGGCGGCAACGCTCTGGGCGTGATCTGGCATTCAGCCTGGCGCCAGGCAGGCTACAACTATCGCCCGGACCACAAGGCGCGCGACCAGCACTTTTTCGCCTACAAGGACAACTGGGCCATCAAGCGCGGCTTGATGAAAAAAGGCCCGAACGACTACTACGACGACATCACGCACGTGGGCGAAGAGATCTTTTGCCGTTGCAAGGCAACCTATGTCTATAACCTGCGTGACGTCCCTGACGAATGCATGACTGAAAAGGGCCGCGCCGAGCTGGCCGAGGCCCGTAGAAAATTAGAGGAGCTTTGATGCCTCAGAACCCGATCAACACGCTTGACACCGCCAAGTATCGCCTCCTGGCCGACAACTCGTCGCAAGTGGCGATGCCTCAACGGCTGCGTGACAACGTAGGCAAGCTGGAGGTCTCTGAGGTCCAGAACCTTTTTGAGGCGGACTTTGAGTACGGCCCCCAGCCCATGCGTTGGGAAGCCTACACCTCGGGCGCTGGTGCTGTGGCCGCCTCTTCCTCGCTCGGTGGCGTGTTGCTTTCGGTCTCGTCGGCCAGCGGCGACCTCGCCATCCGCCAAACCCGCCCCTACATTCGTTACCAGCCCGGCAAGACGCTCTACCTCGCCTCGGGCCTTTTGTTTGGTCAAGCCTACTTCAACCAGCGTCAACGTCTTGGCTTCTTTGACGACGGCAACGGCATCTTTTTTGAACAAGGCGACCCCACGCCCCAAAACCCAACGGGCATGGCGGTCGTTTACCGTTCCGACGCTGGCGGCGGCGGGGTGTTTGAAAACCGCATCTATGCAGGGCCGCAAAACAGCTCTTGCACTTGGTCTGACCCTCAAAACGTCTGGAAGGGCACCAACCCGGCGGTCGGCACTTTCTCGGTCAACCAAATTCAGATGTGGTGGATCGAGTTCGCCTGGTACGGGGCTGGCATGCTCCGTTGGGGCGTGATGATCGGCGGCGAGCCTTACGTGCTGCACAGCGTCGGCATTGGCAACCTGACCAACCAACAGGTTGCTTGGGCGCGCACTGGCAACCTGCCTGTCCGCTACGAGCTGCGCAACATCGGCCCTTCGACCGCTGGCTCCATGACCCACTACGGCGTCTCGGTCCTGGCCAAGGGCAAGATCGACGATCAGCGCGGCTTTACTTACGGCTATGGCATGGCGGCGGGCACGCCGACCCGCGCCCCTGGCGCCTCGGCCACGCGTTACCCTTTGCTGAGCATTCGCTACCGCAACATGGGCACGCTGGAGTATGGCGTGGACTCCGCTTATTCGGGCGCAAACGGCGTGCTGCCTGCCGGCGGGGCGGCGATCTCATCGGTCACACAGTCGGCGTCCGCGACCACGGTCAACCTGACCGGCACGCCGCTCGTGGCCGGCGCTTGGGTGGGCAAGTACCTTTTCAGCCGTGGCGCGACGGCGGGCATCTCGGCCTGCTCTATCACCTCCAGCGTGGCGACGGTCACTACAACCGCGGCCAACCACTACCTTCAACCTGGCCGGTGGGTCACGCTCAACGGAGCCTCGCCCGCGACTGGCGGTCCATTTCCCACGCAGGTTTTGATCACCTCGATCCCGGCGGCTAACCAGTTCACCTTTGCCACCTCGGCCTCCGGTACGGTCACGCTGACCTCTGCGACCTATCAAACGGGCCAAGGCTCAATCGGCCGCATCACCGCCAACACGACCAGCGCGCTGACGGTCGTCGACAACGTCTTGGTTTCCGGCCCCATGGCCGTTCCCCCGGCGGCGGGCGGCAACTACATCCTTGGCGTTATTGACCGTGGGCAAATTTTGCCTAAGTCGCTAAACATTTACTCCAGCGCTAACTGCACGCTTGAGCTAATCGCCTCGACCTACCAATCGCCGATCTCGCTGACTGGCGCGTCGTTTGCGACCATGTACTCACTTGGCTCGTTGAACAGCTTCGTGGAGCGCGACGTGTCAGCCACAGCCTTGGCCGGCGGCGAGGTGGTCTACAATACGCCGTTGCCGTCTGGCGGGTTGCAGAACTTTGACTTGAGCAACTTCTTTCCGCTCTACAACAACGTTCAAGGCACCGCGCCTGACCTGTTGACGGTCGCCATCACAACGCCTTCTACCTTTGGCTCTAATACGGTCGGCGCGTCGATCATCGCTCAGGAGGCCATGTCCTAATGAAGCTCTTTGATAAGATCCGCGACTACGTTGGCCTTGGCCTGCCCAAGCCGGTCGAGATCAAGGTCGCGCCTCAACCTGCACCAGAGGCCGTTCGCCCGCCCGTCCCGCCGCGTAAGGCCGAAACCGACGCCAAGGTGACCACGCTCACCCCGCCCTCCAAGCGCGCCAAGAAGGCTAAGGCTTAATGCCGACAACTTCGCCGGCTCAGCACAGATTGATGGAAGCCGCGGCCCACACGCCTGGCGGCTATGGCGGCGTCAGCCAGAAAGTCGGGAGGGAGTTCGTGGGGAAAGATCGGGCGGATGCTGGTTGGAGCGAATCCGACGGCTTCGACATGGGCGAAGAGGGCTATTCTGAAAAGGAAGTCGTGCGTGAGTTAGAGCGCGCAGGCGTGTCCCCTAAAGAATATGACGCTGTAATGCGCGGCTTTGAGCGCCACCAACGTCTGTCAAGCCGGCGTTCAAAGAAAGATTCCGCCAAAGACTGCACCATGGCCGACATTGCCAAGATGTGTGACGCGCTCAACGAGCGCATGGACGCCATCGAGAACCGCAAGGCTGATGCGGCTTGGGCGAAGAAGGATGCTGAAGCTCTTTCTCCTGAGGCTGCAAAATGGTTTGGAGATCAATGCGCCCGGGCTATTAAAGAGGCAAAAGGCGCAACCATTCCAAAAGAGGCAGTTGAAGCTCTAAAAGAAGTTGCAGCAAAGAAGTTTCCAAAATAACAATGATCCGCGCCGCCGGCATCCTCTTCATCACGCCTGACAAGGAGGCGCTGTTCCTGCGCCGTGGCCCTGGCTCTGATCACGCTTTGCAATGGGCGCCATGCGGGGGTCAACAGGAAGACGGCGAGACGCTTGAGGAGTGCGCCATTCGCGAGTGCGAGGAAGAGACGGGCGTGACCGTTAAGCCTGGTCAAGCGACCCTGCTGGCCCGAACGATCGTCAAGGCCGAAGAACCCCCGCCCACAGACCCTGTCTCACAACAACCGATCCAGTCTGAAGACGTCGACTTCTCCACCTACCTTGTCAAGGTCAAGGAGCCCTTCACCCCGCACCAGTGCGACGAGCACGTCGGCTGGAGTTGGGCAAAGCTAGCCTATCCGCCTGAGCCGCTTCACCCCGGCGCAAGGATCGCGCTGGCGCGCTTGACGGCCAACGAGCTAGACATTGCCCGCATGATGGCCGCAGGCGAGCTGACCAGCCCGCAAGTCTATGAAAACGTTCACCTGTGGAACATTCGCATCACCTCAACAGGCGTCGCCTACCGGCAGGCGCTCCAAGAGTTCGTTTTCCGTAAGCCTGAGAACTACCTCACCGAGGAGTTTTGTCAGCGGTGCAATGGCCTCAGCGTCATTTGGGAGCACCCGCCCGGCGCGACCATGAGCTCAGAGGAGTTCGGCAACCGCGTAGTAGGCTCGATCATGCTGGCCTACATCAAGGGCCAGGACGTGTGGGGCATTGCCAAGGTCTATGACGCCGCGATGAACAAGGTCTTGTTTGAGGAAGAGGCCTCAACCTCGCCTACCGTCGTCTTTCGTGACCCTGCCGCCAACACCAAGATGACGCTGGAGGACGGCAAGACCCTGCTCATTGAGGGCGTGCCGGCGCTGCTGGACCACATCGCCATCCTCCCCAATAAGGGTGCGGGCGTTTGGGACAAGCTCGGTGACCCGGTGGGCGTGGATCGTTCGGGCGTGGACGACGAAACCCGAGCCGACAGCCAAAAACCTTTTCTTCAAGATCTTGCCGCCCGGCTTGATGCCACCAACACCCGCCTAACAACCCTTGCAATCCGCAAAACCCTTATAGGAGCCTAATCAGTCATGGCCGAGAAAGACGAACGCGAAGACGCCGCCAAGGCCGACGCTGAGCTGAAGAACACCATCCTCGACGCCCTCGGCAAGTTCAACGCGCGTCTCGACGCGCTTGAGGCTGCCGAAAAGTCAAAGCGCGACGCTGAAGAGGAAGAAAAGAAAAAGGCCGACAAGGCCAAGCGCGACGCTGAGACAGAAGAGGAAGAGCGCGCCAAAAAGGACGAAGGCAAGGAAGAGGACCAAGGTCCTGACAGCCTTGAAGAAGGCAAGCCCAAGCGCGTCGCCGCCGACAAGAAGCGGAAAGACGAGGACGAAGAAGAGATGATGGACAAGGCCAAGCGCGACGCTGAAGAGGAAGAGCGCAAGGCTGACAAGGCTCGTCGCGACGCTGAAAAGGAAGAGCGTAAGGAGCTGAAGGCCAAGATTGACGCCCTCGAAAAGGAGCTGCCCAAGTCCATGAAGGAAGCCGACGCCGAAGAGATGGCCGACGCGCAAGCCAAGGCCGACAGCATCTTCCAGGCGTTTGGTGATTCTGCGCCAATCCCGATGCGCAACGAAACCGTCCCGGCCTATCGTCGGCGCGTGGCCAACAAGCTCAAGGCTCACAGCCCCGGCGCCAAAGACGCCAATCTGATGGCCATCCATGACGAGGTCGCTTTCTCAGTCATCGAAAAGCAGATCTATGCGGACGCCCTCACTGCGGCCAACAGCCCGGCGGTTCTACCGCCTGGTCAGTTGCGCATGCGTACGCGCAACGAGCACGGCCACGTCATCAACACCTTTGACGGCACGCCTTCCGCTTGGATGGACGGCTTCGCCGGCCCGCAACGTCAGTTTGTGACCGAGTTCCTCGGCGTCTAACTGCGCACAAAAGGCAAGAGCGGGTTTCCGTCTTGCAACCTTAACCCTCTAGGCGCTGAAACCCGCCCTCACCTTTACTCTGGAGATCAACAGTGGCTACCAACCCGGCATATTCCAACCCCTACATCACGACCGTCGGCCAAGGGCTCTTTGACGGCGCAACCTCTTACGGCGGCACGCAGGGGACGGCTGAGTCGGACCCGGCAACCCGTTTCGCGCTTCGGTCTGGCATTCTCTCGATCAACGAGACCTTGCCAATGTGGGGCGGCGTGGCGCTCTATGAGGCCATCCCTGGTCTGGCGTCGAACCCCAACGATTCGCTTGGCCCCATCATGGGTCGTGCGACGACCGTTACCGGTGGTTCTTACCCCATCGCTGGCTTTTCGGTGTTTGACCAAGCCTATGGCATGATCACCAGCCCGCAGAGCCCTGTACCGACCATCGGCTCCTATGGTCAGGTGATGAGCTACCGCCTCGGCTCTGGCGCGCGGATCTGGCTGCAGTGCGACCCGCTCCTTGCCTCGCTTGAAGGCACGGCGATCTCTTCGCCTGTCGGCTGGGACCTCGTCAATCAGCAGCTCATCCCCAGCACCGGCTCAATTAACGTCAGCTCCGGCACCTATGACGGCGCGCTGACCATCTCGTCCGGCACCTACAATTCCACGACCGGCCTCGTCGTCCTGACGCTGTCGGCCGCCAGCCACCTTGTCCCCGGCAACACCTTCACCATCTCTGGCGCCACGGGCACGGGCTCTTTCGCTCAGATCAACGGCACCAAAACGGCGGTGGCGACGACCTCGGGCGCCACGGTCAGCTTCTACGTCTCGACCGGCCTGACGATGACGATCACGGGTGGTACGCTCAACTCGGGCCTCGTCGTCCTGACCCTCGCCTCCGCGCCGGGCATCAGCGTCGGTGACTCGTTCACCATCGCCTCGGTGACCGTCACCGGTACGGGCGGCACGGCGGCCATCAACGGCACCTTCACTGCTGTCGCGGGCACCACCGGCACCACGCTCGCTTACCAGACCACGACGGGCCTTTCGCTGACCATCACGTCGTCTACCGGCACCTTCACCACCGGTACGGCGCTGCCAAACGTAAGCATTCTTCGCTTCGCCATCGGCAACAGCAAGACGGTCAACTATTCGTCCTCGACTGGTTTTGCCACCTGGAACTTTGCGGGTTCAGCCGCTCTGGTTCAGATCTAACGCCCCATCAACCCCGCCCGAGAGGGCAACTCAACCTTGTCCTCTTAGGAGACTCATAAAAATGGCACTTCAGCTCTCGGCCTACGTCATCACCAACCCGGCCTTTATCGAGCCTGAATTTCTTGTTCAGTACTCGCAAGCCTCGGGCTTCACTGACACGCTTGCGGGCAAGGCGCTCCGCGTCAAGATCGCTGAGGATGATCTCTTCGTTTACATGAAGCAGATCAACCTCCGCACGCGGATGCTTGCCGGCGCGGCCAGCCCCAATGAGCTGCCGACCGTCGACATCAGCACCCAAATGCTGAACACGCCGACCTATCTCTTTAAGGCGCGGGCGGCGTTCGACCACCACGACGTCGCGGCGGCCAATCGTTGGGGCTTTTCGGCGGTTGAGGCCTATCGCCTTGGCTTGCGTCAGGGCCACAACCAGCTGGCTCGTGACGCTGCGCTGAAGGGCATGAACCCTCAAAACGGCGAAGGCCTCATCAACGCCCAAGGTGCAACGGCAGTCATCCTTCCTCCGGACCCCAACGGCAACACTACGGCAACCAGCTACGACAACGGCGCCATGGCGTTCTTCTTGATGCAGCAAATCCAGCAGCTCAAGACCCGCACCCTTCAAATGGGTATTGGGCGGGAGTTCACGATCCTCGGCCCGCAGCGCACGCTCGGCCTGTTTGAGTACAACGTCGTTCAGCTCACGCAGTTCCAACGTGAGGGCGCTGGTACTGCGTCCACGGCGCAGACCCTTGAGCAAGTCCTTATGAAGAACAAGGACAAGCTCACCTGGGCCTATGACGACACCCTCATCGGCGCGGGCTCAGGCGGCACTGACATGGTCATCTTGATCATGCCGGAGCTGGCAAAGCCAGAGGGCCGCGGCCCGACCAACACCAACGTGTTTGCCGACCTTACCCCAGGCTCGCCGGTCAACTTCACGCAGTACGCTGACATGGCAGCCCCGCGCGAGATCATGAGCCCGATGGCTGGTGGCGCCACTGACTTCCTGACCGAGTGGCGCGTGACCTCGGGCTGGCCGGTGCGCCCGACCGCGATCACGTTGATCAGCATTCCGTATCCCTGATTTTCAACTGTCCTTAGCAGCAAGGATCTTCAACAATGGGTAAGCTATTCGTAGCTAATGTGACTAGGCAGGAGCAGCGCGTCTGTTACCGCTTGACCTTCAATCCTGATGGCCAAGGTGACACTCGCGCGCTCCGCGCTGCCTACAACTTCACCGACATTCCTCGGGGACAACAGCGGCCTGTCGGTGGGTTGAACCTTGACCCCGGCTCGATTTCCGAGATCATTCAACAGATTGAGCCCTATGGCGCGCTTCCGGTGCAAGACATCGGCCGTCAAAAAACGCTCGTCACCTTCTTATACTCGATCGACAAGCCTGTGACCGCGGACCAGATTTTGCGCGTGCACAACTACAACTCCGGCATCAAGGTCCAAGAGGGCCGTGAACGGCGTGAAAAGGCGGCGATCGCGCTCAACAACATGGTCGAAAACGTTGCGCAAGAGCAACCGAAGTCATTCACAGTTGAGTATGAGCAGGAAGAGGTCTCGGAGGCTGACGAAAAGGCCATTGCCGAGGGCTATCATGTTCGCACGGACGGCATTAACGGGCCGCCGCCGGCCAACCAGCCAGCTCAACGCGTGAGGGGCAGGCCGCGTAAGGCGGCCTAGGGGCGATGGAAAAGCGAGATAGAGGCTTCAGTGAGGGGCTTCTGATTGGCGGCCTCATCTCGCTTTTTCTTTGGGTTTTTATTTGCTTGGTTGTAATGGTAGTGCGCGAGGCGATGGACGATGGGTGGCCCAACGCTAGCCGATTTCACAACGTGGTTTTACACCGCGACCTCAATCCCAACCGCCAACCTGCCGACCAACTCCACCTTTCTATCTGACGCCTACAACGTCGCTATCGCGACGGTCAATTTGCAGCTGCAGACTGCCCCCTATCCAAACGCCCCTTTGATGTACACCCTGGCGGTTTACAACCTTGCTGCCGACCGCGTCATCAATTTTGCGCAGGACATCTATGGCGCTCCTTTGGTCCCAAATCCGGTTGCTGATGGCCTGCCGGCGCAGGTTGGATATTTCCAAGCTCTGCGCATTCAGTTTGGCATTGGCAAGTTCACTGGCGGCGTTGTTGCTTCATCCTCTGATGAAGGATCAAGCGTAAGCCTTGACGTTGTGGACCAGATGAAGGGCCTGACGCTGGCGCAGCTTCAGAACCTTAAAACTCCTTGGGGTCAGACCTACCTCGGCATCGCTTCTAGCATCGGCACTCTTTGGGGCCTCACTTGACGACCTTGCACCTTGGCGTGTTGGAAATCCCTTACGCCGACAGTAAGGAAGGCACGACCACAGGCGAGGTCGCAGAGATCCTCGAAGAGAAATACAGCGTCATGGGCATCTTTTACGAGGCCCACAGCCAAGAGATCGCTGACGATCTGACGGAAAGCCTCAAGGGTTCGCTTGAGACCATGCTGATGGGCCAATCGGTTGACCCAGCGGACATCTTCAACGGCGGCGCCGATAAGATCGAAAAGCGCTTTCACAGCTTTCTTGAAGATCGCGAGATCGAGTATCTTTCAGGCCTGGCGGGCGGAACGCGGGGCATCAGCCCCATCCCGACAAAGGCGGCGTTGGAAGGCCGATCCAAGCGCTTCAAAAAGGGACGCGGGGCGCGCCGGCCTAGCTTCATCGACACATCCCTTTATGAGCAATCCATGAAGGCTTGGGTCGACAAGATATGACGATCCAAGAATCAACCGCCGCGGCCGCAGGCGGCCAGATGGCCGCCGCCCTGGCGTCCGGCATTGACACGATCTCACAAGACCAAACGGTCACCTTCACCCTTTATAAAAGGGTGGCTCTGCCGCTTGATGGCTACATCTTTTGGGTGAACGCCAGTCTGTTCAGCGAACCAACGCCCATCGTCAACTCGCTCTCGAACACAGCAGCGACGAAAAACAACCAAGGCTCACAGTTCTCGATCCAAGGCTCCCTGCACTACTCCACCGAGCAACAACAAACTGAAGACAGCAGCTACAGCCGTAATTCGGTCGTTTTCACCAGCAAGGTCGAGATTGAAGCGTTAACGGCCACCAACCCCAACACAATGTACGTTGGCGAAGTTGACGGCATAAGGTTCGCCTTTTCCGTTCGGCGAATGCTTTACCGTCAGGCGGGCCTCTTTCATTACCAAGGCAACGCCATCTATGGTTCGATGGCGACGCAGTTGGTCGACAGCCTGTCGCAGCTGTCTGATGGTTCGCTAATCGTCTCGAACTCGCTGCCCGTTTGGTTGACGCTGAACAGCCTGGTCCCGATCTACCCTTCGTTCGCTGTGCCGGACAACATCACGCCACCCTGGTGCGCGGTGCATATCGAGCCGAGCTCAACCGCAGCCCTGCAAGCGATCGCCTATAATGACAGCGTTAACAGCCATTATCAGCTTGTAAGAGACCACGTTCGCCTGACTCTTTATGGCTTGAACAACGCCAAGATCATGGCCTTTTACGACTACGTAATTGGCTACATGACCAACAGCGACCTGCTTGGGCTGATGAACGACCCAATCATTCGCGATGAAAAGCAAACTCAGGTCGAGTTTGGCACGCTTGCTCAGAAAAAGACCATTGAGTTTGTCGTCAGCTATTATCAGCAGAGCATCCTCAACCAAAGCCGTCAGCTGATTAAAAACGCGCTCGTCAGCACCTATTACACGCCCCTAGAGGTCAGCTAGCCGCATGACGACCACGACGACCTTTATTGTTCTTGACGGCACTGGCGCTCAATACAACGTTGAGGCGGACCTTAACGGCACAACGTTGACCCTGCACTCGGTCCCGGAGGTTTTGGGTGCGGCGATCAGCAACGCCAACCCGCTCTTCATCTCGCAGGCGAACGTGACGGCGGTCGCTGCCTCGGCCTTTGCTGTTTTGATCGGCAATTCGCCTGTCACGGTCTTTCCGGCCAATTCAATTATCGGCGGCGCGGTCATCACCAACCCCGCAACGGCCACCGAAAGTCTTTTCGTCGACTACATCAACACGCCCGCAACAGCGACGCCTGGCGCCAACGGCACGACGATCGAGGTCAAGGCTGGCGTTACGCTTAACCTGCCGGCAGGCTTAACCAACGCCGTCAAGGCGGTCGCCGCAACCAACAACCACGCCTTTGTAGCCTACCGCTTCTAACCGTCGTCCGGTCCGACGCAGCCCAAGGCCGACTGCTCCGCAGCTCAATCAGCGAGAAAGCTTAACCCATGCCCCAGTCTCCAATTCAAACGCTTGGCTTTGCGCTCAACAAGGCGCTGGTTTCTAAGCCGCTCCGCGCAGGCGCTCAACAGAGCCTCTTCGTCAGCCAGCGCCACGGTTTGCTTTACGAACCCTCTTACGCCGGCAACATTGGCGTGGTCGCCAACCCTTCGGCCGTCACAACCTCTGCGGCGCTCGCCACGACCTATGTTGGCCTGTGCTTGAGCAACCCGGCGACGTCGACGGTCAACCTTGCTGTGCTGAACGTTTCCGCGTCGCTGCTTGTTGCGCCCTCGACCATCACGACCATGTTCTTGGCCGGCGGCTATGCCGCGGGCGGCGTGACCGCCCACACAACGGCGCTCACGCCGTTGGCCAGCGTTCTCGGCGTCACCTCTACGCTTCAGGGGTTGGCGGACAGCGCTTGTACGCTCGTCGGCACCCCTGCCTACCTCCGCGTCCTTGGACAGGCTCCTACGGCCACGACATCATTCGCCGTCAACGTCAATATCGACGGCTCCATCATCATTCCGCCTGGCGGCTACGTCTGCATCGCGACCAACATCGCCGGCCCCGCTTCGGGCTTCGTCGGTTCGATGATGTGGGAAGAGAACCCGCTTTAATTTCCCTCTTCAACCATAGCTTCTGAAAGAAGAGGACAATGGCCGTAAACCCCATTACAGTCGTCAATACAACCGTCACGCTGCCGCCGGCTCCCAGCACGCTGCAACAGTCTGGCGCGTTCGTTTCGGTGGGCGGTTCAACCAAGGCCCCTCAAAGCCTGACGTTGCTCACCTCACTTGCCGCTTTGACTGCTATCATCGCCCCGGCACGCAATCTGTCCGCCTTGACTTGGTCCGGCAGCACCGTTACGGCGACAACAGCCTCGGCCCACGGCTACAACATCGGCGACACCGTCTTGATGGTCATCGCCGGCTGCACCCCGGCGGGCTACAACACCTCGGCGGGCATCCCCGTCACGGCGACCATCACCTCATCTACGCAGTTTACCTACCCCCTGGCCAGCAACCCTGGCGCGGCGACAATCCTCGGCAACTTTCAGCTGTGGGCCGCGACCGAACTTAAGCAGATGGGCACAACCTTTTTTGCCCAAGGCTCACAGACCTCGGTCTGGCTTCTTGAGCTGGGTGAAAGCACGACCACGGCAGCGGTCGGCAACCTCAATACCTGGATCTCGGCCAACCCCTCGACCATCTACAGCTACCTCGTGCCGCGTGAGTTTGACGCCAATGCCGCCTACCTGACGACCATCAACAACTACACGGCGGTTTCGGCCAAGACCTATTTCTTTACGACCACCACGACAGCAAACTATGCCAACTATGCTGGCATCAAGTCTGCGCCCTGGTTGGTTGAGGCGGCGGGTATCGGGGCCACCGAGTTTTCTATGGCGGCGGTGTTTTACGTCACGCTGACCTACGCGCCGTCGTCCACGAACCAAGTGACGCCGCTTGCCTTCTCCTACCTCTATGGCGTGACGGCATGGAACCCGGCAAACAATGCAGCGACGCTGACGGCGATCCTCGCAGCCTACGGCAACTACGTCGGAACCGGCTCAGAAGGCGGCCTCACCAACACGATTTTGCGCAACGGGCTCATGCCTGACGGCAATAGCTTCAACTTCTGGTATGCTGTGGACTGGGCGCAGATCAACCTCGATCTCGCGATCAGCAACGCTGTCATCAACGGCAGCAACAACCCTCAGGCCCCGCTCTATTACAACCAGAACGGCATCAACACGCTACAAAACGTGGCGGCCAACACTCTGACCAACGGCGTCAGCTATGGCTTGTTGCTCGGGCCGGTTGTTAAGACCGCGTTGCCTGCGGCGCAGTTTGCCGTGGCGATCGAGCAGGGAACCTACATTGGTCAAGCGGTGATCAACGCTGAGCCATTCCTGGTCTATACCGCTGAGAACCCCAGCAACTACGCCATCGGCAAATACGGCGGTTTTGCGGCCTCAGTAGCCACGCAAAATGGCTTCTTGTATATCATCTTCAACCTCAACGTTACTGAATTTGTGTAAGGGTTTGAATTAAATGGCAAATCCGCTCATTCAGCAAGGCGTGTTAAATCGGCTCCGTGGCACAGTCGCCTTCGTCAACTACCCACAGCTCAACGTCACACCTTCCTACCTAGGGCGCGAGGGCATTCGGTTGAGCTTTGGTGGGGCGGCCACGGCGCGCTTCGGCACCATGACGGGGGCTGTGACAAGCCCTGAGCCATATCAAGACTGCACGCTAACGATCCACCTGCTCAAAACGCAATCGTTTGCCCAGCTTTGGGAAACGCAGCGTCAAACCAACGCGGTCCTCGGCCCCTGCACCGTCAACCCGGACGTCTCGACCCTGGCCCCCTATGACCTCTACAACACCTCGATCGAGAACGTCGGCGAGTTAAACTTCGCTGGCGAAGATCCGGGCTATGTGGTGACCATCGGCGGCTACTTCCTCATTAACAACAACCTCTGGTCATGACCCTTCACATCAACCGCCAGCTGAACCTCGTGGTGCCGATCGATCAGGATCATGGCACGCTTTACGTTTTTTCTATGCCGATCCCACGGGCGGTTTTTGAGGCCAACTTCCGCATTTTCTCTAAGACCTTCGCTTTGCTCTATTCCGAAGGCGGCGCGATTACTGGTCCAAGGCTGGCGGCCATGTATATGCGGGTCGTGGGCGAGGACATGGGCCTGCCAAACCAGGTCGAGGCGATATTCAACGAAATCCGTCGCCTGACCAACGTTCTAATGCCGACCCCGTCAGGGTGGGCGACAAAGCCCTGGGACGACGTGGTGCGTGAAAGCCTCATCAACGAGGACGACGAGAGCGAGGTCCTTAACTCCTTGGCTTTTTTTACGCTGGCCTCGCATATGCACAAGAAAACGGACCTGGAGGAGGTGCTCAGCGGGGTGTCGAAGCTCTGGGGTGCGCAAGTCACGTCCTTAACCTTGTTGGAATACAGGAATTCCTTGCCGACGTCGACGCCTGCCGAGCCTATTCCAATGAGGGCTCAACGGTCGTCCATTCCATCTTGAGCTGGGCCTCGGGGCCTGGCTTCGGAGCCCTTTGCCGCGAGGCGGGGCTAGACTACACCGACGCTCAGCACTATCGCCAGCGTCACTTGATTGAGTTGTTCAAGGCAGCCTTTGGCGCCAACCGCTTGTGAGGGCAGTCACATCGCTACGCGGTCAATCATTGAAGTTGATGTCCAAGATGCGTCGTTTCAGCGCTTCATGGAAAAGTTCAACAAGTATCAAGCTGGGGTGAAGGCCCTCCCCGGCGAGTGGTCGCAATTTGACAAAAACGTCGGCGGCACGGTCGAGAGCTTTGCGGAGATGACGCAGGCGCTTTTAGCGCAGCGCGAGATCCTCCGCGACCAAAAGAAGATGTTTGAAGAGCAGGACAAGGCCGAACGCGAGGCGGCCAAGGCTCAAAAAGAACGCGACCAACAAGAGATCCGCCGCCTGCAGGCCAAAAAGAACGAGGTCAAGGCTATGGCCGCGGCGGCCAAGTCCATGGCCCTCGGCACGGCCTCCGCGGTCGGCAGCCTGGCCAAGATAGTGGGCATAGGTGGGATAGTTTCCGGCCTCCTAGGGGCCGGCGGCCTTTTCGGCATCGACCGCCTAGCGGAGAATGTTTCAGCCAGCCGCCGGCAGGCGCTCGGCTTGGGCGTCTCGACCGGCCAGCTGCAAAGCGCTCAGCTGACGCTCGGTCAAAACTTTGACGTTGGCGGCTTATTGCAAAGCCTTGCCAACGCCAAGGGCGATCCGTCTCAGGGCTACCTTTGGCACTCGCTCGGTATCAACCCGAACGGCAGAGATGCGGCCGACTTGCTCGGCCCGACGTTGCAAGCGGTTCAAGCCTTTTACAAGCCGATTAAGAACAGCCAGAACGCGCTGGCCATGGCCCATGCGCGGTTCGGCAACAACATTGACGACAATACTCTGCGCGCCTTGGGCGAGATGAGCAGCGACGAGCTACGCCAGCACATCAAGCAGTATGATCAGGGCAAGAAGACGCTCAAGGTCCAAGACGAAGTTAACATGAAATGGCAATCCTTTGCCCAAACCATGTCCATGGCGGGACTTCAGGTGCAAAACACCCTCGTCAACAAGCTCGTCAGCCTCACCGGCCCGCTCTCTGGCCTCGCCAAGAGCCTCGGCGACGTTCTGGTCGCCCTCATCAGCTCAAAACCCTTCGCCAATTTTCTTAAGATCGCGACGAGTGGCCTAGAGGCCTTCGCCAAGTATCTTGGCACGCCTAAATTTCAACAAGACCTTGACCGTTGCATCGCAAAGTTTGGTGAAATCACCGACGCCATCGTGACGTTTGCCAACTCTGACTTTGTTAAAACGATCGCCTCTCAGCTGAAGGCCAGGCAGGTGGACGTGACCAATCTCAACGTCCACGACCCGTTAGGCCCTAATGGCATTCTAACCAACACGACTGGAGCCCTTAAGCACCCTTGGGGACCCGGCGGCCCCAACTATGGTGCGTTGCAACCGCTCGTCGACGCGGCAGCGAAGGCTTGGGGTGTTTCAGCCAACTTTCTTAAAAACATCCTCCATACAGAGTCAGGTGGCAACCCAAACGCCGTAAACCCCAAGTCTGGCGCCATGGGGGCGTTTCAGTTTATGGGGCCGACAGCCCGCCAATACGGTGTCAACCCCTTTGACCCGAACTCCTCGGCCCAAGGCGCAGCGCACTACATCGCTGACTTAATGCGCATGTTTCATAACGACATGGCCAAGGTTGCGGCAGCGTACAACTGGGGTCAGGGCAACCTGCAAAAGGACATCAAGGCCCACGGCGCTGACTGGCTGCGCTATGCTCCCAAAGAGACGCAGGACTATGTCCGTAAGACGACGGGCATTACGGTCACCATCCACAACCCGGCGGGCGCGCAGGTCGCTGTTCAGGCCTCGCAGCTGCCGCAATGAGCCGCACGTCTTGGCAGTTCTCCTACGAGATCAGCCCGATCACGCTGGTCAACGGGATAGCCTCGCAGTCTTCGGGCGGCCTGCTGCCGATCTCTTCGTTACTGCAGTCGATTGCTGCCAACGCAGGCGGCGCGGACCCTGAAAACCTTGACGGCTATTTTGCACACTTTGTCACGCTGCCCGGCTCTCTTCTCCTCAGCAATCAGTTTTCAACCTACCCGTTTGTTAACATCGCGACGGCGGCCAACGGCATTATCACCTCGCCTTTGAGCGTCAGTCTTTTGATGATCGCCCCAGCTCAGACGGACAGCGGCTACGACAACAAGACCTCGATCTTTTCAGCCCTTCAGTCTTCGTTGGCGTTGCACACGCAGCTCAGTGGCACATACAACGTCGCGACGCCGGCCTACCTTTATACCGATTGCCTTCTTCAAACGTTGCGTGACGTCACTCCCGGCGGCGACAGCAAACAACCTCAGACCCATTGGCAATGGGACTTCGTTCAACCGCTCGTAACGACGCAGGCGGCGCAACAGGCTCAAAATTCGTTAATGCAACGCTTTACCAATGGTTCAAAAACCACAGGCGATCCGCCGCAGTGGAGCAGCCCGGCAGCCACGGTCGGCGAGCCCTTGACCGGTGCAGCTCCCAGCTCTAACGCCGCGGCTCAATCGACGGTCGCTGCTAGCGCCTCCAACTTAACCAAATGACCACCTTCGCGTTTCAACCGACGAACAACAGCCCGCCGTTTCAGTTTCAGCCGACCCTTGATGGCAACATCTATACGGCTACGGTCACATGGAACATGTTTGGCCAGCGTTGGTATCTGACCGTCTCGACGCTTCAGAATGCGCCATTGATCACGATCGCCGTCGCTGCCTCGCCTGACGACTACGACATCAACCTGGTGCCCGGCATCTTTCAAACCTCGACGCTGGTTTTTCGCGCCTCAACAAACTCATTCGAGGTCAACCCCTGATCCCTGATGCGCTATTATCAGATCGTCATCAGCGGCTCGACCTCAGCGACCTATACCTCATATTTGAATGGCGCCACGGACACCTCAGCGCTTCAAATTGAACTCGACATTCCGGTCATTGGCTTGGCGACGCCGATGGGCTTTGCCTCGATCCGCATCTGGGGCGTGAGCCTTAAGACCATCAGCCAAGCGCGGGACTTCAACGGGGCAAGCATCTCGGTCTATGGCGGCATGCAAAAAGGCCTGCCGTTCGCAAACGCCAAGCAAGGCGGTCTGCTGGTTCAAGGGACTATCCTTCAGTCGTTTGGCAACTGGGTCGGAACCAACCAGACCCTTGACCTAATCATTCAAGCCGACGGCGGCGCAACGCTGGCAGAACCTAAAAACATCGTGTTGGACTGGGCGCAGGGCGTCCCGCTTGACCGGGTTATTACTCAAACGCTGAAGGTCGCTTACCCGACCTACACCTCGACGGTCAACATCAACCCTGGCCTAGTGCTGTCTGAGCACGCGACGGGTGTTTACAAAACCGTTGAGGATTTTGCCAACTATATCAACCAGATCAGCAAGTCAGTCATCACGACCGCTGGTTACCCTGGCGTCAGCATCGTCTTGAACGGCACCAACTTCAACGTCTTTGACAACCAGACCTCGTCAACCGCCACCGACCCCATTCAGCTCGCCTTTACGGACTTGATTGGCCAGCCGACCTGGATCGACAGCCCAAGCATTCAGTTTAACACCGTCATGCGGGCAGACCTTAGCGTTGGCTCGTTCGTCAAATTCCCAATCGGGCTTGTGACGACGACCGCGGCCAGTCAGTCGCAGTTCAGAGACCAGAGTGCCTTTCAAGGCGTTTTTCAGATCAGCCTTGTTCGGCACGTTGGCTCCTACCGTCAACCCAGCGCCGACGCTTGGGTGACGACCTTTAACGCCTACCCGGCCTCGCCAACATGATCAACGCACGCGGCGACAACAGCCTCAAGACCCCGCTCAACCAAAGCCTACACCGCTTTGCTGAGCAAAAGGTCCAAGCTGCTCTTTGGTCTCAGGGCAAGGCGCTGCCTGCGGCAGTTTCTAAGGTCGGGGCCAATGGCGCGACGGTCACCATCAACTTTGAGGTCAACGGCAACCCCTTCACGCTGCCACAGGTCACAGTTCCGGTTGTTGGTTCGACCTACGTTCGGCTGCCGGTGCAGGTCGGGGACCTCGGCATGGTCATCCCGGCTGACGCGCGCCTAGGCGGCGTTTCAGGCCTGGGCAAAGGCACGCCGAACCTCGGCGAACCGCTCGGGAACCTTCAAGGGCTTGCTTTCTTGTGGTTGGGATCGACCAATTGGACCGCACCGCTTGATTTAAATGCCGTTGACATCAATGGGCCAAACGGGGCGATCCTGCGCAACACGGTCGGCAATGCTGCCAACCTGACCCTTAACGCCACGAACATCGTCGCGACCTACAACGTTTCTGCCTTTTGGACGCTCTCCGGCTCTCAAGCGCAGCTCGCTTACGGCTCAAACAACGTCACGGTGACGAGCGGCGGCGTCGCTATAACCTCGCCCTCCGGAACCATGTCAGCGACCAGCGGTGGCTTACAGTTTGGGGGCAACGTTGGCTTTTTTGCCACGTCTCCGGTTTCTAAGCAGACCGTCACTGGTCAGCTAAGCGCCGTAACTGACACAAGGGCCAAGGCTGTTTTAACCTCGATCATCAGCGCGCTCGTCAACTACGGCCTTGCGACCAACGGAACAACCTGATGCGCGCCTGGGGAAGGGTCTACAACGCTGACGGCAGTTACAACTGGGTCGCGGTCAATACTGACCTGAACACTGGCGACAACACTGAGGTCTATCTCACCCAGCTTGTCCAAGTGTTGAAGATGTCGATCAACGAGAGTCCTTTTTACGCTGATTGGGGCATCCCGGCCCAACGCTCGGTTATTCAACAGATCGCGCCAAACTACTACGTCGCTCTTACGCAGCAGCGCTTCGCGCCCTATTTCGCTTCTTTGATTATCACTCAAACAGCAACCATTCCCCCTACCTATAAGATTGCTTGCATCACAAACCAGGGGGTTAGCTTGAGCCTGAGCGTTCCAAACTAAGATGGCTGACACCTCAATCCCCATCTCGCTGACGAGCGCAGGGCGCACCAACACGCCGCCGTCAACGCTGTTGGCGCAGGTGATCGCCCTTGCACAGACCTTGTCTCCTGGTCTCACGGCCAGCCTTCCTGGCCTTTTGATCGAAGACCTGGCTTCCACGGCGACGGGCGCTGTCGTTCAATCCGACCAGGCTGTCACTGAGGCTATTAACTCGTTGACGCCCTACGCGGCCAACGCTTTTACGCTCTATCAGCTTGGCCAAATCTACGGCACCGCACTAGGCCAGACGGTCAACACCTCAGTCTACGTCGTTTTCACTGGCACTATCGGCTTCGTCATTCCAGCCGGCTTCATCGTCTCTGACGGCACCAATCAATATGTTATTCAAGACGGCGGCGCGATCGCGGCCAGCGGTTCGTCGGCGCAGCTCTACGCTGTCTCGACGACCTCTGGCTCATTCGGCGTTCCGGTCGGCTCTGTAACACAGCTCGTCACGAGCGTTCCGACGACCATCTCGCTTAGCGTCACCAACCCGGTGACGGGCGTCCCTTCCACTGGAGGCGAGACCGAGGCGAGCTATAGGGCGCGGACGCTGAAAGCGGGCCTGGCGGCCGCAACGGGCTTCCCTTCATTTTTGACGACTTTGCTCGGGCAGGTGCCGGGCGTTCAAACGCGCCTCATCAACGTCATTCAGCAATCGCCCGGTTGGCTCGTCATCTGCGGCGGTGGTGACCCTTACGCCGTGGCTTACGCCATCTTTTGCGCGCTGTTTGACATCTCGAACCTGCAACCCTCGGTCACGACCATTACCGGCATCACTAACGCCAACCCCGGCGTCGTGACGACGGCCATCAACCACGGCTTCACGACCGGCCAAACCGGCGTGGCGATCTCGGGCGTCACCGGCATGACCGGGGCCAACGGGACAGGTTACACCGTAACGGTCCTCACGCCGACGACCTTCAGCTTTGGCGTCAACACGACTGGTTTTGGCTCTTACGTCTCCGGGGGCGTTGTCACGCCCAACACGCGCAATATCTCAGTCAACCTGATCGATTATCCCGACACCTACACCATTCAGTTTGTCAACCCGCCGCAGCAAACCGTCTCCATGACGGTGACGTGGAACACCATCTCTCCCAACACTGTAGCTCCAGCCTCGATCGCTCAGGCGGCTCAACCGGCCATCGTCGCCTACATCAACTCAATCACGGTTGGTCAGCCAATCAACGTTTTTGAGCTTCAGGCAACTTTTCAGGCTGCGACCGCGAACATTATTCCCAATGCGCTGCTCACGCGCCTCGTGTTCTCCGTCAGCATCAACGGCGTGGGCGTCTCGCCGACCAGCGGCACAGGCATCATCGCTGGCGACCCGCAGAGCTATTTTCAAACCAACGTTGGCCTCATCACCGTGAACCAGGGCTAAAATGGCCGAGGCTTTTTGGGTTGATGTCAACGGGCATGAAGGCATTTGGGTTGACAACCATAGCCATCAAGGCTTTTGGAACGACGTTCAGCCGGTCAATTATGGCCCAACGGTCTTTCCGCCAGCTGGTCCTTCAACGCTTCAAAACGTTCTTCCGGCCTATCTCTACAATGAATACAATGACGACCCGAACGTTCAAGCGTTCGTAACGGCCTATAATCAGATAGCACAAAACTACGTCACCTGGTTTGCGCAAAACCCGCTTGGCGTCTACACTAACCTTTCAGGGCCGCTGCTTGATTGGGTCGCTCAAGGGCTCTACGGCATCAGCCGACCGAGCCTGCCTTCTAACGCCACGACGCGCCGCGCCGCGCTCGACACCTTCGCTTTCAACACCTTTCCGATCAACGGCTCAAAAAACTCGACCTACGCCAACTACTACGTCACCAACGACGACACCTTTAAGCGCATCATCACTTGGGCCTTTTACAAAGGCGACGGCAAGGTCTTCAACATTCGTTGGCTAAAGCGTAGGATCATGCGCTTTTTGTTCGGCGGCAATGGCGTCGACTATGGCGTTGATCAAACCTACCGTGTTTCGGTGTCCGTCTCAGGCTACAACTGCACAATCAACATCTCTCATTCGTACACGACGCGCCAAGGCGGCTCTATCTTCAACACCTCGGCCTTCAACACCACGCCGTTCGACAAAGTGAAGACCAAAACTATCTATTACCCTTCGATTACTGAAGCGCCGATCTTAAAGGCGGCTATCGCCGCGGGAGCCCTTGAGCTTCCATTTCAGATCACCTTCACGGTCAACGCCTAGGAAGGAATAGTCAAATTACCACGTGTCAATTTGCAAATAACGCCAGCACGACGCTCGCTTCGTCCATCACGAACACAGCGACGACGATCGCGCTCACCACCGGCTCAGGCGCTCTCTTCCCGTCTTTGACCGGAAGCCAGTATTTCATTGGCACGCTGAACGACGCGGCCACAGGCCTAGTGCGCGAAATCGTCAAGGTAACAGCGATCAGCGGCGACAGCCTAACCGTCGTTCGAGGTCAAGAAGGCACGACGGCCGTCTCTTGGCTAAGCGGCGACTATTTTGCCAACCAGTGGAGCGCGGGTCAGGCGGCTCAAGCTCTGCAGGTCCAAGACCTCGGCAGCACGCTGACGGGCTCGATGGTCACGACGGCGCTGGGCTATACGCCCGCCAGCTCCGCGAACCTCGTTCCTACGGCCAGCATCATCATGTATGCGGCCAGTTCCCCTCCGACCGGTTATCTTGAATGTAACGGCGCGGGCGTCTCGACGACGACCTATGCCGCCTTGTTTGCGGTGATTGGCTACACCTACGGCGGTTCAGGCGCCACGTTTAATGTCCCTGACTTCCGCGGCTATTTCCCCCGCGGCTGGTCCCATGGCTCTACGGTCGACAGCGGTCGTTCGCTTGGTTCGACGCAGGGTCAACAGATGCAGGGCCACATTCACCCGCTCAACGGTTCAGCGGGCGTGCTGCCGGCTAGCACGACCGGCAACGGCTTCACCGGGTCTACCGGCACCAACGTTTCTGCCCCAGTCGTTGCGACCGGCGAGCCGGTGAACGACGGCACCAATGGCGCTGTGCCCTACGGAAATGAAACGCGCCCGATCAACCTTGCTGTCATGTTCTTGATCAAGACCTAGCATGACCACAGGCCTCCCTAACTCAAACACCTTCAGCTCAGGCGGCAACCCAAGCATCGTCCCTCCTGCAGGGCCGACGCTTAGCCTTGCTTTGCTTGATCAAAACTTCGCCAACTGCGCGCCGCTGCTGACCAATTTAACCTACTATGCCGCAGGCAGCACGCCGGCTGCGGCCGTCGGCCTGATCGCCGTGCAAAACGGCGCGGCGATGACGGACCTCAGCAACACGTCGACGGGCGCGTTTGCCAACCTTGTCTCAGACCTGCCCTCGGGCGTCACGCCCTTGGCAGGCACAGAGCTTGTGACCATCATTCAAGCTGGCGCGGCGGTTAAGGTGCCGACCTCGGCCATTGGCACGGGCGGCGGAGGCGGCGGGGGAACGGCGTTTTTCACTCGGACGGCTTATACGGCGACGTCAGGCCAAACGACCTTTGGGGCCACCTATACGCCAGGCCAGCTAGAGGTCTACAACAACGGCACGCTCGTCCCCGCGCCGGCCTACACGGCCACTAACGGTTATAACGTCGTTTTTAGCGGCGGGCTGACCGCTGGTGATTATTTGGAAATCATCGCCTACAACACCTCGACCAGCGTCGTCACGCCCAGCCCGACCTTTACGCGGACGACCTATACGGCGACGAGCGGTCAGACGATCTTCAGCGCCGCTTACAATGTTGGCTTTGTCGAGGTCTTTCAAAACGGCGTTTTGCAAGAGACGACTAGCTATACCGCAACTGACGGCGCGACGGTTGTCTTGAAAACCGGCGCCACAGCTAACGACCTGATAGACATCATCGCATTTGGTACGTTAAACATAGCTAACGTAGCAAATGCTAATTTTAGCAACGTTACAGGCACGCTTGGCCTTGCAAACGGGGGCACAGGCGCAACCACAGCGACCGCCGCCCTAACCGCCCTGCAATACTTGTCAGGCGCTACAGGGGCCGCAGCGCGCACCGCTCCTTCAAAGCTAGCTGACGTCATGTCCGTGTGGGACTTCGCCGGCACGTCCCCGCCCGCGTCTGGCGCTGACTGGACGTCGATCATCAACACCGCCGATACCGCTGCTACAGCCGCCGGCAAGGCCCTCTATTTCCCCGCCTACACCTACGGCATCAGCAACACGACGGTCACTCGGAACGGCTGCGACTGGATCGGCGAGGATCCGCAAAGCACGATCATCAAGGCGCTGGCGCAATCGTTCTCGACAGGCACAAATTACGGGTCGGTCGTGGCGATGGCGAATTCCAACAATTCGCGCACGATCGGGCTCACCTTCGACATCAGCGCCGGCATCTTCTCAACGCCCAGCGTCGCAGTCGTGACGGCGTCGATCACCGCCGGTCAGACGGGCGCCGGCTACATTTCGGGCGCCACCGCGCCGGTGATGACGGTCACTGCGGTGACTAGCGGCTCCCTGGCCGTCGGTCAGCCGATTTCGGGCGCGGGCGTCGCGACAGGGCAATTTATCCTGTCCCTTGGCACCGGCGCCGGCGGCACCGGCACCTACAACCTGGGCATCGCGCAGGGCTCGCCGATCAGCTCGGAGACCATCACCGCCACCGGCACGCCCGGCAACGTCTACGCCGCGCTGCAGTTTGTAAACTGCTCCAACTGGACCGTGGAAAATTGCCGCTTCACCGGGATCCAGCAACAGACCATCGGGCTCGCGGTGGACGAGGGCAACAACTGGGCGATCCGGCGCTGCTACTTCAACATGCCCTCGCCCTCCAACCGCTACAACCAGGCGATCAACGTCTCGAATGCGCTGGGGCCGGACACCGGTTACGAGATCTCGGGTTGCACTTGCATTGGAACCGGCATCTTTAGCAACGGTTCAGGCGGCATTATCACCAACAATTATATCTCGGGCACCTACTTCGGCGGTGGCATTGCCATCGGTCCCAATGTGGGCGCCTTGCTCACTATCATCTCCGACAATTATTGCGCCGCCGGCACTGGCCTCGACATCAACACAACCTTTCCGTCCGGCATTGAATGTTGGGCGGCTTACACCTCGATCACCGGCAACGTCTGCTATTCAAACTCGGGGCACGGTATCTCGCTGGGCGCGCCGTACATCTCTTGCGGAAATAATTTCTGTCTCAACAACGGCCAGCTCAACGGCAGCGGAATCACCCTTTACTCCATTCCCAGCTACGCGGCGCAGCACTGCGCCGTGACGGGCAACGTTTGCACCGACAGTCAGGGTTCGCCCACGCAGCAATATGGCATTGCTGAATACAATGTTTCTGGTTCTGGCGTGCTTGACAACGTCTTTAGCGGAAATGTTCTCGACGGAAACAAAACCGGCACAACAAATTTGTTAGGGGCCAATTCTGACGGCTTTATCGGCCCCGTCCTTTCATCTCCCGTCACCGCCGCAACGCCGGGGACTATTACGTCTGGCTCGTCCTACCAACTTGGTTCTATTTTCGTGCGGGGCGCGGCCCTCGGGGACATCGTGTCGCCGTCCTACTCGCAAGACCTCAAGGGTTGCCTTCTCACCGCCTATGTGTCCGCGACGAACACAATCCAATATACGTTCTATAATGGGACGGGCTCTAGCCAATCGCTGACGGCAGGCAATCTTCAGGCCATGATCACAAAGCGTCCGGGCTACACAGGACTGTCATGATGTTTCGCTCTTTTTGCTTTTTTGCCCTGAGCCTCTGCCTAATGGGCCTTGCCTCATCCGCCATATCCCAGACCTGCAACTTCCAGTGCCAGGCGCAGAAGATCGTCGCGGCCGGCGGCGGAACTATGGCCCAACAGAACGCCTCTTCGGTGGCTATCACTGGGGGGACGATTAATGGGACCGCTATAGGAACAGCTCTTGGCGGGGCTGCAACAGGTGAATTTTCAAACATAATTCTTGCCCCAAGCGGTACATGGGGCAGCGGTGCGCTTTCAACATATTCCCCGTTTTTTCAATACTCAGGATTTTCTGGAACGCCCGGATCTACTCAAAACGCCTTTGGCCTTGATTTAACCCACTACGACAACGGCTCCACTAAAGGAGCCAATATGTCGGGAATACGCGAGGCGTTGAACGTCGGTGGCTCTAACGTCACAGGTTCGCGAATTGCGGTCCAAGGCATTATTGCGCTCAACTCCACCACTGGAAACGGAGTTAACGCGTCTTACACCGCCGGCTGGTTTCAAGCCCTCACGCAGGCCAGCGAAGGCGGCACGGCGACCACGCCTCAGGGCGGCCTCTTTGGCTCTAACCCTCAGTGCATTGTCTTGTCGGGCGCGACCTATTGGGCGCAGTGTGTCGGCGAAGAGATCGACGTGGGAGCTTATACAGGCTCTAGCGTCTCTCAGTTGATCGGGCTTCAAGTTGGAACCGCTGGCGCTTCTAACAACGTCAACGGCTACACAGAGAATGCGGCCATCACGGTCAACGGCAATGATGCGGCGACATACGACAAAGGCTGGGATTGCGGTTTCTGCTTTGGTTCTTACGCGGGTTATAATTCAATTCGCGCGACAGGCTCTCTGATCAGCACTTGGTCGCATGCTGGCGTGCTTGGCGGGTCTTTAGGCGACACTATTGCTAACGGCGTTGATCTTAGAGGCTACGCGTTCTCTAATTACGCGTTTGCCTCGCCCAGCTTTAGTGTCGACGGCTCAGGCAACGAAAAGGCTCAAAGCGTCCAGCTTGCCTCCTACACCGTCGCCACGCTTCCAACGTGCAACTCGACCTATGCGGGCAAGATCGCCTTCGTCACCGACGCCACCGCGCCAAGCTATAACGGAGCGTTAACCGGGGGCTCTAACGTTGGAACGCTTGCCTTGTGTCGATCGAGCGGCGGCACATACGCGTGGGCGGCTCACTAATGGCCGCCTCTCCCGTCTCCAAATTAGTTTAATCCTAGTCAAAAGCTAGAAAGCTCGCCATAGATGACCCAACCCGTTTCTAACGACCAAACGGTCCCCAGCGGGGCGATCCCGGTTCGCCTGGTCAACGCCGCCGGAACGGCCTTCACTAACGGCAGCGGCGGCGCGCCTTACAGCGCCACACCCTTGGGCTATAGTCAGATCACCGCGACCAGCTCGGCGGTTGGCTTGGGGACCATTCCGACTGGCGCGACCTATTGCGTGATTATCATTGAAGCGCAATCGGTACGTTATCGAGATGACGGGACCAACCCAACGACCACGGTCGGCATGCTATTGGCCGCCGGCACCGTTTTGCCTTTAGGAGGCGCGGCTGAAATGGCGGCGATCAAGTTCATCGCCGTCACCGCTGGCGCCATCGTCAACGTGAGCTTCTATTCATGATCAAACGTCTTCTAGCCGCGGTCGCGGCCCTCGCTTTTCTTCTGCCTGCGCCTCAAGCTGTTCAGGCTCAAATCCCGACCCCGCCCTCTGGCGGCGGCTCCGGCTGCACCGTCTCCGGCAGCAGCGGCCAGCTCGTCTATAACAACGGGTCTTCGGGGTGTTCCAGCGCATCCGGGGTGACGACGGATGGGACGTCGTTGACGGTGGCGAGCGGAAGCCAAACCGCGAACTACAAGTCTCTGAATATTACGCAGACGTGGAATAATAGCGGAATCACGTTTGATGCGCCGCTGTTTATGAATGTGACAAATACGGCGAGCGGGGCGGCTTCTGAATTAATGGATATACAGGTTGGCGGCGTTTCGTTTATGTCGCTGTCGAAACCTGGGGGGAGCGGCCTCACAATAGGCAGCAACGGAGCGCCAGGGTCTTTAGTGTTACTAAATTCTTCGGGACAAAGCGTCTCTGAACTTATTGGTAATGGCGCTGGTTTACTTTTAAGTTCTGGTCAGACTGTTAACTGGCAATCGACAGCAAATTTAACCGGGTCTACCGACACCGGCCTCTCCCGCGACTCCGCAGGGGTCGTAGACGTCGGCAATGGGACGCAGGCGGATAAAAGTGGGACGGTACAGGCGGCGGTCGCCAACATCGGCACGGGCGGCAAGCTGACGTCAGCGGCTTCCGCCACCCTTCACCTCGGAGCAGCCGACGCCGCCTCCCCCGTCTCCCAAACCCTTGGCGTTCAAGGCGTTGTCGCTGGGACGTCAAACACGGCGGGGGCTAACTTCGTTATCGCAGGATCGCAGGGCACTGGGACTGGGGCGGGGGGGTCTATTGTCCTGCAATACGCGCCCGCTGGCACCACCGGCACGTCACAGAACGCGCTAGCCAACGGCGTGACGATGAGCGGCGCGGATGGATCTCTGACGCTTGCCGGCACGAAACCAACGCTTAGCGGAACCTGTACGACGGGCTCGCAGCTTGGCGGCGCATCGGCGGGGTCTTTCACTGCGACCTGTACGGCTCAGACCGTCATCATGACCTTCAAAACCACGGCTCCAAACGGCTGGGTTTGTCAAGCGCAAGACCAGACCACGATTGCCGACACGCTAAAGCAATCAGCCAACTCAACCACGTCTTGCACCTTAACTGGAACCACGGCGGCGTCAGACGTGATCGTCTACACGGCCTTTGCCTACTAGGAGCGCAGCATGACCACCATCGCCCAACAAGAGTTCGCCCTGATCCAGGGAGCCGCCGCCAACGACTTTCCGCTCGTTAAAGCCTTCGCCGACAGCTTCTCAAGCCCCACAACCACCATCGCGCAAGCCGTTGGCCTGCTACAGACGGCGGTTGCTCAGGCTCAGGACCCCGACACGATCGCCGGCCTGCAAAGCCTTGCGAGCGCCTGGTATGCGTACATTGGGTCGGTGAAGACACTGCAAAGCCAAGTCAACGCGAAGCAAGCGACGCCTTGGGTGGACCCGGCGACTATCGTGTCGGCCTCTAGCGCATCCTCGACGTCCTCTAGCTCACAGTCGTCGGGCTCCTAACGTGACCGCCGGCAACGCAGACGGCGAGGCTAAGCAAGTGTTGGTCGCGCTAGACGAGTTTGCCAACGCCTTAATAGGCGGCGACCCTCATTGGACAATTAGCGCGCGCATCTGGGCCAACCAGCCCAAGGGTGGCGTTTGGCCTCTCGCCATGGCGCTCGTCAACTGGGGCGCGCTGACGTTCTTCAAGCAACCCGACCACTGCCACCAAGCCTGGTTGCGTATGATCTCGGATGATAAAAAGGACACCGCCAGTGCTTAGAAGATCTCTCATGCTGTTGGCGGTGTTCCTGAACCTGGGAGCCGCGGCCCTGGGCCAGACCTATACTCAAAACGCCCAGGCCATCGTCAAAGCCGGCGGCGGCATTATGGCCAACAATCCCACGTTCACCGGCACTTTGACCGGGCCGACTGTTGTTGCTGGATCGGCGCCAATTTTTTCAGGACCGCTGACGTCTCAAACTTATGGTTCGCCCGCGATCAACGTTTCGTCTCAGTTTTGGGGTATCGGATCAGGCTCAAAATTTCCAACTTCGGGAACGGATCAATTTCCAAGTATCGGCATTGGATCTTATTCGCTTGCAAACTATACGGCTCTCGGAGCGGAAACAACTTGTACAGGCGCTTTAAGTTGTCAATTTTTGACGACAGGATCCCTGGACACTGCGTTTGGTATGCACGCTCTTGGATCGGAAACCGTAGCAAACAACAACGTGGCTATCGGGAATGACGCACTTCGAGATGCGATCACAAATGGGGGGTCTGTAACAGCCGTTGGCCAAGGCGCTGGAGCGCACGGCAATAACAGTCGCGGGATTTTTATTGGTCAAACGGCCGGACAAGGTTATTCCAGCGCCGTTCTTTTGACTGGAACAATTACGGCCGGTAACACGGTAACTTTAGGTTTGACTAATGGCGGATCTACAATTGTCACGAACCTTCCCTATTCTTACACCTACACAGTGCAAGGTGGCGATACCCTTGCTTCAATAGCAAACACTCTCTGCTCAAATTTGAATAGCAAACAAATTCAAGGCCCGTCTTATCAAGTTTCGTGCGGCGCGATTAACCTTCAATCGTCAGGTTATCTTTTGCAATTGGCTTGGCCAGGGACGCAATCTGTCGGCTGGCAATTGACACCTTCGGCAAGCACCGCGCAAGGAACGGGCGGCTCTAATACACTTTCTGCGGCTTTGATAAACGGAACTCAATTTCAAGGCGGCACGATTGTGGGAGCGTTTGCTGCTGCTTATCCGACTGCTTCATTAATTCAAAATGCAACGTGTATTGGCGATAGCGCATGCAGCACTATCGGCGGGAACTCTATAACTGCCATAGGTTTCAATGCATTAAATTCCGTTCAAAATGGTTTTGGAGACACAGCAACTGGAACCGGAGCGGGATATGCAACAACTACTGGGCAGTATGATGTTTATATGGGAATTAACGCAGGGACGGCAGTTACAACGGGGTCTACAAATACCATTGTCGGAGGAATTGCCGCTCCAAACATGACGACGCAATCCGATGACGTAGTCGTCGGCTTCTGGGCCGGAAACGGACTGTCAACCGGATCGGGAAACAATACCGTCGTCGGCGCCCGGTCGCTTTATGTGGCCACCACAGCAGCTAACAATTCAGTTTTTGGACATGGCATACTTCAAACAACTTTTACAGGATCTGGAGCCGTTTTTATCGGATCCGGCGCTAAGACCGTAGAGCCGGTATCCTCTTCATCTGTCGGCGAAATAAACGTCGAAAACGTCTACAGAAACTACTCAAGCACCCCCGCCATAACTTCGGGGCAAGCTATAGGTACGTTTCCGACAATCACAGGAGGCGGCTCTCACGTGTTTAAAGCCGTGGTCGGCGTGTCTCCCACCGGGACCACAGAGACGCTGACGTTCTCCGCAGCGGCTAATGGATGGTATTGCAAAGCTGATGATATAACGACGTCAACCAATACCGCGAAAGTAACGGGCTCTACAGCAACAAGCGTCACCTTGACGTGGAGTGGAACGCCTACAGCGTCGGATGTCATCCTTCATATGTGCGATGCGTATTAACGCCCCGCCAACAGTGACGTGCTTCAGTTTGAATGCGCGGCGGTTTAACGCTTAAATGGATTAAATATTAATGGCCGCCTCCCCCGTCTCAAAATCAGCGCACAACGGCCATTTGACAACCAACCCTGCCCCAAGGACCATCGACCATGCTACCTAGTCAAGAACTCCTGCAAGAATTAGGCAGGCTCAGCGGCGCTAGCGCGGTGGGAGGGGTGATTGCTGCCGTAACGACCATCTACGTGACAGCCTCGAAAAACAAAGCCAAGAACGACTCCGACCGCCTCAACGCGCCTTCAAAAATGAATGCCTCGCTTGCGGACCTTCAAAGCTCGATCTCCGAGGCCAGCAAGGAGCTTCTTCACGAGTTGCGCGCGGAGATCAAGGAGGCGCGAGACAAGGCCGAAACAGCCAACGAGCGAGCCGAGAATTACTTCCAACAGGTCCGAACTCTAAACTCTGAGGTCGCTGCGCTCAAAAAAGAGCACGCCGAGTGTCGGCAGAGCGAAAAGGTCCTGGCGGAAGAGAACGCGCGCCTCAACAAACGAATCGACGCCCTGGAGCAGCTTCTTGCCGCCCACGGCATAACAACCAAGCCCTCTCAACCAAGGAAAAAGGCCGATGGCTGAAAACGTTTCCGACGCCGCGCCGACGTCCGCGGTCGCCCTGATCTCCTACGCGCTGATGGGCACGTGGAACCTCACCGTCGGCGGCATCTTTGGCCTGCTGATCATGAAGGTCACGGTCGAGAGCGTCATGGTCGGCATCTTGGGCGCCATCATCTCCGCTGAAACCGCTGCCCTGGCCGCGGTCACGGGCTTTTGGCTTGCCAACTCGCTGAACTCCAACCGTTCGTCCGCGAATAAGGATGCTGTTATCGCCGCAGCCCTCCCTTCGCCCTCGACCCCTCTCAACGCGAACGCTAAGCCATGACGACGCCTTTTCTGGCCCACGACATCGAGTGCGAGGAGAACCGCGAGTGCCGTTCCTACCCCGACCCCTTGACTGGTGGCGAGCCCTGGACCATTGGCGTCGGGCACACTGGCCCGGAGGTTGGTCCTGGGCTCGTCTGGTCGGACGACCAGATCAACGCCGCCTTAGCCTCGGACATCAACCACGCGACGCAAGCGCTGAACGTCCACTACCCCTGGTGGACGGAGTTGTCGGACGAACGGCAGGACGTTCTGGTTCAGATGGTTTTCCAGATGGGCATTCACGGCCTAGCAGACTTTCCGAAGGCGCTAGCAGCGATGCAGGCCAAGGATTGGCAGGCGGCCCACGACCAGATGTTGGACAGCGATTGGTTCCGCAAACAGACGCCCAAGCGAGCGGCGCGCGAAGCGCAACAAATGCTGACCTCGATCAGGGTTTGGGCCAGCTAGACCTATTCAAAGATCCGGCACCGCCGGTAGGGTCGATCGCGCCCTCCAGCGATCAATTGAACACGAGAGCAGCAACCATGAGCGACGTTTCACAAATCATCGACACCGTCAAGGACCTTGAGTCGGGCAAGATCTCGCCCGAGCAGTTCCTCAACACCATCGCGGCTGACCTGGCCAAGGACGCCCACAACTTTTCGCTCATTCCGGGCGTGGAGGCGTTTTGGTCCTGGGCCGTGACGGCCATCATCGCTGACCTGACCAAGACCAGCCTCAGCTCGACGCTCCAAGGCATTCTTGCCGTGGCGCTCAAGGCGCTGGTCCCGAAGGCGGCCTAAGGAGTCCGGCGTCCTGGCTGCTCGGGCCGCTAGGACAGGGTCCCCGTCGCCTCACCAACGTCCCCCGGTTTGGGCGACGGGGACTTTAACGCCATGACAGAACTCGAACGCGTCAACGCAGAACTCGCCGCCCTCCACAATCACGTGGCTCGGTTAACTGAGGAGAATAAAATTATGTCTAAGGCTATTGATGACCTCACGGCGGCAGTCACCGCCCTTGAGGCGGTTCACGCTCGCGCGGTCGCCGCCAGCGACACTTCGGCCGTTGAGTCGTTGACCTCGCGTATTGAGGTTGTGACCAATGCCCTCACCGCCGCCTACCCCGCGCCTCCGGCTGAAGAACCAGCCCCGGCGGCGTAAAATCATGTTTGTCAAGTCGCTCTCATTCGTCGTAGGCTTCATTGGCGTGTTCTGGCTCGCCATCCTTGGCGGTTGGGGCGTTTATTGGTATGACCATCGGCCCCAGGGCGAACCGTCCTGGGGCCATGTTCATTTTCTTTTCTGGCGCTACGACCTGCCGCCCTCGCTCGCCGCTCAACGCGACATCGTGCTCGCCAAGCAGCTTAAGGCAGAGGCGGCTCAACGCACGCTGATGGACGCTTTGGCCCAGCAGAACGCTCGCCTGGCGGCTCTTTCTTCCGCCGGGGCCGACGCTCAAGCTAAGGCTGAAAAGGCCGTCGCTGGCCATGTGCAGGCCCAACAACGGGCCATGGATCTAAGGCAAGCCATCAAGGCCCTGCCCGATGTCCCGCCGGGCGACGACTGTCAGGCGCTTCAAGCCTCTGACGCGGCCCTTGTTGCCTACCTGAAAGGAGCGCGGCCATGAGGTTGATCATCCCCATTTTGGGGTGCTTGGCGCTCGGCGCATGCGCCACGGTCCAAGATCCGCCGATCAGGATCCAGACCGTCAACGTCCCGTTGCCGGTCTCGTGCGTGCCAAAAGACCTTCCGCCGCCCGCAGCTTACCCTGACACGCCCGCGGTCCTTTTAGCCGCGCCCAACGCCGTCGAACGTGCGCGATTGTTGGAAGAGGGGTGGGGCTTGCGCGACGTGCGGCTTTCACTGCTGGAAAAGCTCATCGACGCTTGTCGAGGCTAGCCCTCTCCACCTGCATCAAGATCAGCCATGAGGCCCGGAGGCTCGCGCTTCCGGGCCTTTTTTGTTTTCAATCGCCCGGTTGCGTACATAGGCGTTGAGCCTCTTGGCGTCGCTCTCGGCCTTGGCGCGGTCGGGCGTGACGATCACGTCACGGCCCGATTGCAGGTTGCGCACGGACCATGAGCCTGCGTGCGTGCTCACCACGACGTAGCTCACCCGACGATCTCCCATGAATAGAAGACTGCGTATAAAAAGAACCCTGCCCCAAAGCCCAAGGCAAGACCTATCATAAATAATGAAGCCTCTTTGCGAGTCACGCGTCGCTCCCATAAAATAGTTTTTCAGTTAACAGCTGCCCAAGCTCAAAAAAGGCGCAAACAAGCCGGCAGGTCCAGTAGACCAGTTTGAACAAGATCAACAGCCCGATGAACAGCGCTGCGAATAGGATCAACGGCAGAAAGAGGATCATCGCTCAACCTTTTGTGTTGCATGACACCAGCGGCACGCCTCCCACGCCCCGCCAACGCAGGCCTGCCGGCGGCGTTCGCCGTTCATGACGCAGGGGCCTTGGGGCGCGGGTTTTGAGCCGGTTAGGAGGATTTTCACGGCTTCCGCTCCACCTTCACCACTTCCCCATCCTTGCACGTCAACACGCCGTCCGTGGCGTGAAGCTCATAGGTCATAGAGCCGACTAGGATTTCGGCTTGATGGCACCAATACCATTGCGACTTGAAAAGAGATCGAAGCGGGCCATCGCCGCCGAATTTGTCGGGCAACGGCTTGTCGCTATAAAGAACATAAGCGCCTTTCCAGTCATTAATTGACCGGGTTTCGCAACATTCGCCAATAAAATGCGTTTCGTGAACGCGCGTGTCTGCATCTTTTGGCCCCAAGTGCAGCAATTCAGCCGGCAACGTCGCGTGATAGTCCTGCGAGGTCAGGAGTAGGGCTAGGAGGATGGGGGTCATGGTTCAATTTCCTTTACTTCAATGTAATTTTGCCTTGCTAAGGCAACCATGTTTTGCGTTCCATTCCCTCCGGGGAATGCAATGACTAGGTCGGGATTACCCAAATCCAACATTTTTCGATTGCGAATTGGTCCGGCGGCTTTTCCGTATTTTTTCCAGTCCGCGTGATAGGTTTCGCATCCGACGGAATGTTCATTTGCCCAGCGTCGCGCGCACTCATCAGCGCCTTTAGCGCCGCCCTGAATGATTACCGTTCCCTCGGGCAGCGCGCCCAACACTTCATTCACGCGGGCTTGGTTGTAATAGGCGCGACCGCCGCAGACGAGGACTTTCATGTTGAGGACCCCATCGCCTCAATCTTAGCCATCGCGCATCCGTAGTGATCACGCCAGCACCCTTCGTAGTGCGTCACTCCTTGGTTTCCGTCGCGCCAATATAGGCGGCTCTCAGCGCGCTCTAGGGCGTCGGCGAGGCGGGTGATTAGGTTGGTGTCGGTGGTGCTGTGTGCGGGCGCTGCTATTCTCACGCGAGCCTCTTTGATTAAATCGGCGTTGGTCATACCTCACCCCCAGTCTCAGCGAGGGCTTTGCGAACCTTGTTTCGAGCGGCGCGTGAAGTAGTGTCGCAATTTGGGCAATAGTGACAACTATCGTCGTCGTCCGCTCCGCAAGTCATCGCTTTCTCCGCATCGCGCAACGCTTCCCTCAACCGCGCCACCTCCTCCACCGTCACCTCGCGCCTTGGGGCGGGGTGGGTGTAGAGGGGCTTCATTAGCGCGCCCGTCTCGCTAGCGTAGCGACGCGCCTCCTCTTCGCTGCGGTAGATGATCCACCCGTCGCCGTAATCTCTAACACACCACGCCACCGGCTCTTGCGTTGATTCTTCACTCATCCCTTCCTAACCTCATAAGCTGCGAGGGCGGCGCGGGCTCGAATGATGTCAACTTCAGCGTCGCTTAACCAACCCGGAGTGCCATGGAGATCGAAATCCTCTGCATAGTGATTGACGGCGCATCCCATACTGCTTTCAAGAAGCAAGTGCGCGGTTTTGACTAATCTTCCCAAAATCGCTCTCAACTTCGCCGCCTCAATCTCCGCGCTCTCCTGCGGTTGAGGGGGTGGCGACTGGGCGGCGAGGAGGGCGGCGCACATATCGCGTTTGAAAATACAAGCAGGAATTGAACGGTAGGTGGTCTTCCAATCCTTGCTTTCCCAATAGGCAGCCCACGCTCTTTTTAAAGCCTCATCTGCGGGCCATGTGTTTTCAGACATCACTTCTCTCCTTCAGATGGCGGGGCGTGAATGGCGTCAATAACGGGTTTCATTTCTTCCGTAGGCCAAGGAAGAGTAGAGCCCGCCGCTTTAGCTAAAACGTCAGTCATGGCCGACCAATAACCGTAATCGACGGTTGTCATCCCATCTAGCGTCAATGGCGCTCCCGATCTTGCGCGGATAGCGTTAAATTCTTTCCAAGCCATCCAAGTCAGAGCGCGCAACTTCAGGATTTCAGCCTCTGCCTCCCTCCGACCAGCTTCTTTGCCTGCGTTGTAAAGGGCGCGGCGAATGCGAATGAAAGCAAATTCCGGCCCCTCTTTTTGAAAATAAGCGCGAGCATCGATCATTTCTAATTCTTTGTCGGTCGGCTCACTCATGCTCTTTTCATCCTCCACTCTTCATAGTTAGCCGCCTTTCCAGTCGCACGGGCCGCTTTGCAGGCGTCAATACACGCGCGACACCGGACAAACGACCGGCCTTTAATAACGTGAAAGTTTCCGCCATTTGGCGGCACGTGCGCGCCGCAATCTCGGCAAGTTCCGGGATAGCGATTCACTCCCCTCCCTCCCTCACTACAGACGCGTCGTTCTGGCCTTCAAGGTATCCGTCGCTGTGCGCCTCGGCGAGCCAATCATCAAGCTCAGCAAGCGTTGTAGGCAGGCGTTGACCTTCAGAAACCGAGCCGTCAGGCGCCCCGCCCATACGCTTTTCCGCATGTTCTTCGGATATGCGGTTTTGCGTATTGGGGGTTTGGGCGGCGAGGAGGGCGCGCGCAACTCTGCGGCGAGGAATTCTTACCTGAACGCCATCGTTAAGGGCTTCGCAAACCCTCTCCACATCCTCATCCGTGGGCCATGCGGTCTCAGTCATCTTCGGCCTCCTCAATTTGACTTCCGCGCTCAAAATCAACCGTGGGTGTAGATTTGGGCGGTGTTTGTAAAGCGGCTTCTAGGGCAGCGCGCAGAACCCTAACGCTATCGCTTGACGTCGGAGACCAATTGTGAAGCTCAAGAAACGATCCGACGTCGTGGACGAGTTCATCCGTGGGCCAGTTAGGGTTGGTCATTGGCACTTTCTTTCAAATGGCGGTAAGCAGTTTCGAGCGCGCGCTTGGCGTGTTGATGATGAAGATCGCTCACGCAACACCGCCGATCTTCGGCCTCGTCCGTTTGATAATCGGCCAAATAGTTTGCCATGATGTATGCGTCGGTTCGCAGCGACTCAGTTCCAGCTTTTTCCTCTTTCCTCCCAGCTTCCTTGCCTGCGTTGAAAGCGGCCTCTTCTTGGGTATTTTTGATCAATACGCCGCCGGATTCACTCATCTTCTCCCTCCCTCACTACAGACGCGGATGGGGCGTGGGTTAAAACGGCCTCCAAAACGGGAGCCTCAAGCGCAACGCCTAATTGCCGAGCCCGAACCTCAATAAAATCAAGGATGGCGGTCGTCTCGTCGGTTTTGCCCTCGTAGTCGTCGTTTAACTCGTCGTAAGTGCCGACGTGATCGCGAAACTCAGGAAGCGTGAACCAACGGCAACCCGCCAATATTTTGACGCCGCCGGCTTCAAGTTCAAACGCTATAAATTCATAGTCGTCTGAACGTGTTGCGCGGGCGACAATGCGTGTGATTTTGTCGCCAATGAGGGACGCGCCCCTGAGGTCCGCGCCAATAAGGTCCGCGCCCCTGAGGTCCGCGCCAATGAGGTCCGCGCCCCTGAGGCACGCGCCCCTGAGGCACGCGCCCCTGAGGCACGCGCAACTGAGGCGCGCACCCTTGAGGCACGCGCAACTGAGGGACGCGCCCCTGAGGTCCGCGCCAATGAGGTCCGCGCCAATGAGGTCCGCGTCAATGAGGTCCGCGCGTTTTGCTACCGCAAAACGGACCGCCAAACCGAGTTTGATCGGCGGCGGCGATGCTGGATCGCAATCAATCTCAGCGGTGAACTGAACGCCTCCAGTAAAACAGTTCAGAATGTTGTATGTTTCTTTGGTCATGTGTCTTGCTCCTCAGTCGGATTAATTAGACCATTCAGCCCCCGCTCAAACGCGCCCCAGTGCGTCGGGTCGTCAGCGTCAAGCCATGCGCGGATGACGGACTTTAAGTCGTCGACGGTTTTGATGGGTGGGGGTGAATTGAGTGGCTTTGGAGCATTAATTTCGCGCTTTTCGTCCTCACGCACACGCTCGGCGGCTTGGAGGGCGACCTTTATAAGGGCTACGGGGTTATACGCACCGTTATGGTAATAATCCCAATACGCTTCTACCGCCTCCTCAATCTCCCTCTCGCTAGGCATAGCGTTGAAGCCTCCTGAAGGCTGAAAGGTCAGCCATCATAAACGCTGCCAAGCGTTCAGCCTCGGCCAGCTTTGCCTCCGTGGTGAAAGAGCCATTGTGGATGGTCTCCAGCCGGCGGGCGTTGGCTGAGATCGACGCGACCAGCTGCTTGGCCTCGCTGGAGGCTGTGAGCTGTTGATCGGCGTTGATGACGCGTCGCCTTATTGGGATGGGCGTCAAGGGATAGGGTTGATGGGCCATGTGCTCTTCCTCCTCAGCGCAGCCAGCCATAGGCCAAGCGCAGATTTTCAATGGCGAGGTTGACAGCTCGAAGGTCAACCTCGCGTGGCTCTTCCTTCTCGCGCCGCGCCTCTAAGTTGCGGATGATCTCCTCAGCCAGCCCTTGAGCGAGGCTTAAGCGGTGAGCATATTTTTCTTTTTCGGTCATAATGGCTCTCGATGCGATGTAGTGATCGTATACTATAGCATAAAAAGGTAAACCCTAAGAGCTTAAATGACCTACCTATAGAAGACCTGATGGGCGAGGCGGAAGAGGCGGGTAGTGGCTGTGGCCCAATAGGGGTGGACCGCGGTGGCGTGGTAGTGAGTGGCGCCATGGGTGGTGTCGCCAAGCCTTCCTGAAATTAAGCCGTCAGCTAACTCATTGGCCAAGGCCCAGGCCTGACCGTCAGCGCTTTGTGGCGAAAGATAGCCCAGATGTCTGCGGGTTAAGAGGAGGCGGTTAGGGTCCTTGGGGTTCCAGCAGCTGTATTGCTTAGAGCGGAGAACGACGCCGGCGATAGAGCGTTGGGCTGTATTGGGAGCATTGAGGCGGTTGAGGATGGTGTTGCCCACGGCCAGCATGGCTTGCGTTTGGTTTGGCTCACCGCGGGCCTCGCCCCACATAGTTGCAGCCAGGAAAAAGTGGTCCGCGGCGCGGCGGGCCTTGTATTGGGCGTAGGTGGGGATTTTTGGGATGGAAGAGGGTTGGGTGAGAGGCCGTGGAGGATGGGCCTGTTGCCAATCTTCTACGGCAACAATCGTGGGGTCGTAGGATGAGACGGCAGGCATGTGTGTTGCGGCTCCTATGGTGAGGGCTATGACAGAGATGAACGTCGCGGCAAGGGCCGTAGCGACTGGCGGAGAGTAGGCGGGGGCGGTGCGCATGGTTGCTCCTGTGATAGAGAGATTATGCGCACAAAAGAAAAATAAAACGTTGTTACAGCTCTCCTTCGTCGAATTGGGAACGGGTGACGTGGGTCACTTCCCATATGGTTGTTCTGGCTGGTTTTGGTTTGAATTTGACGATCTTGAATTTGATGAGCAGGCGAAGCCACCAGGGATGTTTGGTGGTGCCGGTGAAGGTGATGGTGTCGCCTTTGTTGAGGATCATGATGCTTGGACCTTGGCTGATGGTTTGGGGCGGTTGAAGGTGATGTTGTGAGGGAGGGTTGAGGGTTCGGAGAGCAGGCGGTTTTCAAGGTAAGCGATCTGCTCTTTAAGGCTTTGAATGCGGGCGTGTTTTTGATCGATGATCCTGATAAAGATGAGGATAAAGGCTGCTTCGATCAGGAGTAGAAAGCCGCAGGTGGCAAGGAGAGCGTGTTCAGCCATTAGGGAAATCCTGTTTTGAGTTTGGTTGCTGGGACGTTGGGCTTGATGAAGGCTTTAGCGTTGTGGGTTGCGCAGTAGGGCTGGTGGTCGTTGGCGCGTTGGTTTGTGCAGAAGCGGAATGTGGGGTGTTGAGGGTCGCCGATCGGCCATTTGCATTGGCCGTTGTTGATGATTGGGATGGCGAGCTGCGGGTCGGGATTGTGGAGGAGCGTGGGCAGGCTTGAAGCGACGTAAAGCGGCGCGTCGGGCTTGGCGTGGCGGGCGTTAGATGGTAGGCGGGGTTTAGCTGCAACCCTTGTTAACATAGGTTTAGCGTCAGGGGCCTTGAGTTGCAAATTGTAAGCCTTGCCGGCCACCGCATTTCGTGATCGATTTAGGATCTTGGCGCACTCGCCAAAGGACTTGCCTTCTTTGGTGATGAGCCGTTGCAGCGTGGCAATTTCTTCAGGGGACCAAGGTGTCATCGTTTTGCGTCCGGAAAGGCTTTGTAGAACTGATCGAGTTGTTGAGGGGTCATCATGTAGCCTCTTGACCAGACGGTTGTGATGGTGACGCCGTGAGGGCGCAGGTGTTTGCGCAGGCGACAAACCAAGACGTCGACGATCTTTACGCCAGGCGGCGTGGGGTTGTGGTCGGCGAGAATGTCTAGCAGATGGCTCTTGCTTTTAAGACCGCCTTTAAGGAGGGCGGCCAGGAGGATTGTTTCCTGCGGCGGCATTTTTAATGGCGGCGGGGCTGTGAAGTGTGTGACGATCGAGCGCTGTTGAAGGATCTCGTTGCTGGCTCTGAGGCGAGCGTTCTCGCGCTTGAGGGCGTCGATTTGCGCCTCTAGGCGTTGAATGACTGAAGGCTGGCGGCGGTAAGGCGGGTGAAGGGTCGAGGGTGGTGAAGGATCAGCCATAAGTTTGAGACCAGTGGGTGGGGTTGACTGTGCTGTGGGCCGAAATTTTGGCCAGGAGGGCCTCCGCGCGGGGTCGGGGTAGGGAAGGTGCGGAGAGGAAGAAGATGGCCCCTGTTGGCGTCTCTAGGCCAATGTGAACGTGGTCCGGGGTTGATGGGTCGGGGCGCAGGAAAAGGCGGCGGTAGGTCATGGTGCGCGATGCGCAACGTGTTCGTGGCAGATGGCGGCGTCGCTAGACAGCAAGCAAGGATCTTGGACCATGCGACGGCAAAAATAGCAAATGAAAACAGGGCGAGGTGACGGTCCAGTCAGGGTTGCAAGTTGTTGTTGGTGGTCGGCGGCGCGCTGAAGGGCAACTAAGCGCTCTTGGTCCGTTGTAGCTTCTGAATAGTCGGTCAAAGCGGCGTGGACGGCGCGGCGGAGGGTTGATGGGTCGGTGGGTGAGATGCTCATGGGAGGGACTCGCGAACAGCGAAAATGAAGCGTTCCATCAAGGAGCCTTCGCGGGCAAAGGGTGAGGTGGTTTCGACGCGAATGATCTCATAGCTCACGCCGAATTTTTGGCGAATTAGGTGAAAGCGGTAAAGGAAATTGAGGGCGGGGTCGTCGGGCGGTGGAAGGTCGGCGGTGGTTGGGGACGGGGTTGTGTTGGCGAGGATAATTTGCAGGGAGGGGTCGTCGAAGTGGTTGAGCACTGAGACGAGGGCCTCGGACCGTGGTTGATGGGCGAGGTTGTTGAGGATGGCGGTAAGGGTTTCGGGGCGGGTCATTGAGAGGGCTGCCTGATGAGGTTGGCGATTGGGAGAATGGTTTGGGAGTTGGCGTCGGTGCGAATCCAGGCGTCAGAGCCGGCCAGGGCGATTATGGTTGCGGGGTGATGTGTCGGGGTGATGACGCGATCGCCTGGGGTCAGGGGTTTTTCGATTAGGGTTGCGGGGCCGATGATTGCGCCAGGGTGGATGGCGACGTCGGTCGGGGAGGGGTGGAAAGTAATGATGTAAGGGCTGTTTTCGGTTGATGGGTCGGGGGTTTTTGAGACCTGGCCTAGGACCAGGACGAGGGTGCCCGGGGCGTATGTCATGCTCAAGATGCTCCAATGAGTTTTTACAACTATTACCTTAACACAGGTTAACGTACAAAAGGCCTTGGCAACTGTTAGACAAAGCGTTAAGACAAAAGCCTAAAGCCAGGCCGCCCAGTTTCTAACCCCCATCACCTCATTTGCCAGGTCTTTCTTGCCTCTTAGGACCTCGATGATCTTTTCATCAACGGTCCCACGCGAGACTAGGTCGACATAGGTTACCGCGCCTGTTTGCCCGATGCGGTGAGCACGGTCCTCGCTTTGAAGCCGCTGCTCAAGAGAGTAGCCATTAGAGTAGTAGACGACAAGTTGAGCTGCCGTTAACGTGAGGCCGTAGCCGCCGCTCTGGGGGTTTGCCACAAAAAACCTAACTGGGGATTTGGGGTCCTGAAAGCCCTTGATGGCCAGAGCCCTATCCGCCTCACTAACCCCGCCGTAGTAGCCTACGACGGCCTCGTCCCCGTAGCCCTCCCTCAAGGCCTTAATGACGTCCTCTAAGGTCTGTCTGTAGTTGGCCCAGATGATCACCTTGCCTGCATAGCCCTCTAGAAGAGTAAGCAGCGCTGGGACCCTATTGTTCTCAATAGAGACGTAGCGGTCGTCTAGCTTAAGCTGCCCGCAGGAGATCTGATGCAGCTTAACGATCTGAGCGAGGGCCGTGGTGACCTCAACCTCCTCACCGCTATTTAGCGTTAGAAGAGCTTCGTCCCTCATCTTTTCGTAGAGCCTCTGCTGCTCTGGCGTCATCTCAACATAAAGCTTGGAGTACACCTTAGGCGGCAGGTCAAGGCACTCCTCCTTTGTAAGCCGCGTTGAGAAGCTCTTTATGACCTCTGACAGCTTGTCAAGATTTCTATAGCCGGAGACCCGCTTGACGGCCCTCTGGCCAAAGTAGTCGGTCACGAGGGTGGCGTATTCGCCCCTAAAAGAGTAAAACGAGCTATGGCCAAGGATGCCTTTGCCAAGGACCAACGACTGGCCATAAAGGTCTAAAGGGGACTGGGTGACCGGTGAGCCGGTCATTATCCTTCTATACTTGGCCTTGGCTGCCCAGGCATAGACGGCCTTTGACCTGGCGGCATCTATGTTCTTAACACAGGTTGATTCGTCAAGGGCGAATATAACCTTAGGGAAGCTCTTAAAGACGGCCGTCAAGGCTGCCTTTCCTGAGTCGGTAATAAACGCCTCGACATTAATGATAAAGACCTTAAGGGCCTTGGCCGGCTTGAGAAAACGCGCCAGCTCGTCCTTGCCTGACCTCTTAGCGACGACTAGGGTTGAAAAAAGAAAGGCTTGTGAGGGCACAGAGGGCGGCAGATGGGTTGGCAGTTGGTCCCAATAAAAGTTGGCGTAGGACCCCTTAGGCCCCACAAAGACAAGGGCGTCTATCTCGCCCTTTAGGTAAAGGTAGGCCGCGTTGTCTATTAAGATCCTTGACTTTCCCAGGCCCATCTCAAGCAGCCACGCCCAATAGGCCTTATCTGACGTTTCCTCAAGGATCCTCAGCTGATAGCTATAGGGGGTGAGGTTAAAGAGATAGGTTGAAAAGTCAGCCACTCGGAATAATCCTTGCTAGGGTAGCTATCCACGGTACTAAAACGGGTGGCCTTTACACTTTGCTATGTGTCAAGACCACCCGTTAGCTTTTATCGATTATTAGTTATGGCTAAAGGATCTCACCGGTCTCCGGGTCGATACTTTCCTCGGCGGCAGGGACCTGGGTGGCGGCCCCAACTTGAACCTTACCGCTGTTCACCGCCTCAGCGTATTTTTTGGCGTGGCGGTAGAGGGTCACCTCGATGGGGCTCTCGATCTTCTTAAGCTCCGGCACAAAGAAGGCGTTCTCGCCCTTGGTCTCGATGGTAGAGGTCAGCTGGTAGGCGTACAAAAACCGAGGTGCCTGGATGTCCGTGCCAGGGATCTTTGAGGCCGTGATCATCTGGTTGAGCTTGCGGTTGGCCTTGAGATGGGTAGATGACATGGCGACAAGGGCCTGGGACCAGGCGCCGGTCGTGGGGTTTTGAAACAAGACGTAGTTGTAGGCAGTCTCGGTGATCACGTTGCCGTTCTCAAGCCGAGGCTTCTTTTTCTCGTCAAGGGTGGTCCTAGACAAGATGTCGGAGTCAATGCTGTGCTCCGCCACCCAGCCGCCACCGTTGTCGCGGTGAACCCACTCAACGTAGGCCCTGTGATAGGCGCAAGGGACGATTACCACCCCTTGGGTGCGGCCGTCGTAGACCTCCCCGCTGACGCTGTTATAGATCATCCCCGCCGTGGCGCCAGGGATATACTGGGTCTTGGCGGGGTTGACCTGAGGCGAGTTGGTCTGAAGGATGACCAAGAAGGGGATGGCGATGTCGGCGGCGCTTAGCTGAGGGTTGGCCGCGGCGTCCCTTTGAAGCTCATCAAGGTCATAGCCCGCAGGCAAGGAGGCCTCAACGACCTCAGCGCTTTCTTTAACTGCAACTGCATTTTTAGACATGTTTTATGGTTCCTTTTAGGTGGGGTTGGTTAGGCAGGTCTCTTGATCTTAAATTCAGGTAGGTCTCTTGATCTTAGAGACGTTAGTCGGGGTAAGCTTGATGATCTCAGGGGGCAAGGGGGTCCCGGCCTCCTCGTTCTCGGCTATTAACGCCTTGCCAAGGGCCCTTAGCGTGGCCCAGTGGATGGTCTCTGAGAGCTTAACCTCAGGGACGTCGTTTAGCTTAGCTAGGCGCTCAACAAGCTCCTTTCCGGTGTCGTGGCCACCCTTTCCAAGGGGGATGAGGACAGACGTTTCAATGACACCGCCATGGCCGTTGCTGGCAAACCAATCAAAGGCCGCCGGCTCATCACTCTTTTTGATTGAGACGTAGCAGACCTTTTCAAGCCTGACTTTAAGGCCGTCCTTTGTCTCAAACGCCTGACAGCCGGCCTCTAGGAGGGCGTCCGGAAGCTGCCTCGTGCGGACAGCCTCTAGCTCCTGGTTGCACTCCTTTAGCATCTCCTCGAGGTCTTCCTTGCGGTCCTCAAGGTAGGTCTGGTGCTTAACGAGCTTTGCGACCAGGCTAAGCTTGTCGTCTGAGGGGGCCTCTGACGCGTCGTCAAGGGCCTCCCTTAATAGCTCGGGGTCTATAGCGTTTGTATTCATTCAATGCTCCTTTGATGGTAGGCCACCCTATCACCTTTAGGAAGGCCTGTGTATAGGTTATGTTAAGAGGCCAGCACCCTCACTATCCTTTCCCAGGGCCAAGGCTGTTGGGAGTAGATCGTGGGTTTCATGGAGCCTAAGGCAACGACGGTTAGCGGCTTCCCGTCAGAGGCCTTGGCTATGGTCTTGGGGGCGTCAAGGACGTCTAAGATGTTATAAAGGTAGATAAGCTCACCGTCAGTGACAAGGACCCAGAGCCCAAGGCCCTTGGTGATACGGGCGCGCGAGCGCGCCCAAGGAAGTTGAAAGCGCTGGAAGGTGATCTTGCCACCCCGGGCTACCTTTAGCTCCAGCCAGCCGTGGACACCATAGACCTCATTAACTGGAAGAGCGTAGGAGAGGTCAAAGACGCCGGCTGAGATGCTGTTTTCAATGCGGGTATGCTCACCAAAGCGCTCTAGCACTGGCCTCACGTGGTTGCGATAAAACTGCTCCTCGTTCATTTGTGCCATTGTGGGTCGTGGGGGTCGATCAGGCCCTTGTCCCTTGAGTACCACCAAGAGGCCCAAAGGAGGCCCCAACCCGGCACGTCACCCTCAAAGACCGACCGGCCCTTGCTGCACCACGTGGCAGTCTTTTCGTCGCCATTGAGGGAGATCAGCTGAACGGTCTGAGAGGTGCGGTGGCAATAGGCTGGCGTGCTGATGATGGTAGTCTTGTCAATCACGGGAGATCTCCATGGCGTTGTTTAGGAAAAAGTAGGCTTCCTGAAGAATGTAAGAAAAATTTAAATAATTGGGACCTTCAAAGGCTTAGTCAGTAATTTTTTTAGTTTCTGCCCAATTAGGACCCACACCAACGTCTGCAAGAAAAGGTACCTTTGTCTCTACAGCATTTTCCATGATCCATTTGACTCTTTTAAACTCCTCGTTAGTTTCATAAGAACCTATGACCTCATCATGGATGCAGGCATTACAGGTTAGGTTTTCATCATCAAGTTGAATTAGCACTTGCTTTATCTGCGAAGAGCTACTTCCTTGAATTACGCTATTCATGGCCTTGTGCGTGTAAGCTCGCTTTACCTTACCCCAAAGCTTAATCGCTTTATTAAGGTCTTTTATTGGTTTGACATAACCAAAGGCTTGTCTATCAGCTGGCTCCCATAAAGGAAACCTTCTTTTATACCCTGATATTGTTTTTACCCAACCCCTTTCATTAGCTGCCTTTGTTATCCTTGCCTCAAGCTCTCTAACAAAAGGCAGGCCTGCGTTCCAAGCCTCTATTATTGTTTTGGCCTCATCAGGAGTAACTCCTAACATCAGTGAAACTTTGTTTACCCCGGCGCCATAAAGCCTTGAAAGATTTACAGTCTTAGCCATGAAGCGCCCTATATCACGACCGGTTTTTTCAAGTATTAGGGCTTGGGTCATAGAGTGAAAGTCGGTCCTAGGGTCATCTAGATAGCGCTGGTTAGCCTCAGCAGCACCTGTTAAACGGAGTCTTACGGCATAGTCAAGAGTCCATCTAAATTCCTGTTGTGACTCATCCCCCTTTAAAAAAACTTTACCTTCATCTGCTATAAAAAGACTACGTATAACTGACCCATATTCCTCATCCCTTGCCGGTATTTGGGTCAAGTTTACATTAGTTGCAGAGAGTCTACCGGACCTTGTTCCAAAGGCTGAGCCTTTTTCCTCGTTAAAATTACGTAGTGAGTGCCAGTTTGAGTGAAGGCGGCCCTTAACCTGTTCTTTTAGGAATTTTTCAATAAAATCTCCTCTGTACTTGGCTACCCTTCGCCAAGCGTATACTGCCTTTGCAAATGGTAGGTCAAGACCCTCTAACCACTCATTTGATATGGAGTCAGCACCTTTTGCTGTGACCGGGATATCAAACACGCCTTGCTCACGAAGCACCCTTGCTACGTCTACGGCTGATGCAGGGTTAATCCTTGGGCCTAACCCCCTATGCTCTTGAACATTAGAAAAGTATAGAACCTCATCCTTTAAAAATTGCTCGTTTAGCTGCTCAGTCTTTAAAACATCAAGCCTACAGCCTCTTAAGCGCATCTTTAATAGCGTTTTTTGAAGCCTTTGCTCCATAAGAAAAACGCCCCAACAATCTTCTTTTTTTAAAGACTCTGCCTGCTTTTCAAATATCTTTACTGGTAGGTAGGCATCGGTCTCGGCATATTCAGCAACAAATCGGGCTGGTATAATATTCATCCCGCCTTTTGGAGAAACACCGTATGCCGCAGCAGCCTCGTTTAATATAAGCTCATCTTTAGTTTCATTAAGGTATTCTTTAGCTAACGCGTTAAGGCTATACCCGCCTTCTTTTTCTTCATCTAGTAGAGGCTCAGCAACCTGTATATCTCCTAGCTTTCCCTTAACCTCTATGCCTAGGGTATGGAGCCCTTCAAGGTCATATAAAAGATTGGCCCCACAGTAGAGTATGCTTGGGTCGCCTAGCTGATACCTTACATAGTTAATAGCTTGCCTAACATCAGCTACATTGTCCTGACTGTGGCCTATAGGAAGGTAGATCTTTTGGCCATCACCAGAGGCAAGAGAGATACCAACCACACGAGCGTCACCCCTGATAAAGCCTGGACCTCTTTCTAATAGATTTGGGTCATAAGACTCTATATCTAACCCTATTACCTTACAGCTCCCCCTAAAATCCGGCCAGTCTATCGGGTCAGGGCACCGCCACGCTGACTCAGGGGTGAAAAGGGGGAGCTGCGTTGGGTTAGGGACAAATTTTCTACCTTTCATGAAACCCCATCCTTAAGAGGGTCCCGGTCCATCTAACCCACTCACGCCCAGGCCTTGACCGCCGCCAAAGGCCCTCGGCCTCCTTCTGAGGGTAGTCGCTGAGATAGTAGATGGCTTTAGCGCTGGTGTTTATGAGCATCTTGGTGCATGAGACGCAGGGGGCGGTGGTGGCGTAGACCGACTGGATAGCACGAGTGTCACGGCACTGGGTTAGGGCGTTACTTTCAGCATGAACGGCCTCGCAAAGCTCTAGCCCCTGCCCCGATGCCAGCCCTGCCCCTGGGCAGGGCTGGTCTAGGCAGTGGGGAAGCCCTGAGGCGGTCCCGTTATAGCCAGTAGCTAGGACAAAATTGTTGCTGTCCACAAGGACACAGCCAACCCTTCGCCTAGGGCACGTGCCCCTTGTTGAGACAAGGATAGCCATCGACATAAAGTAGGTGTGGGCGTCAGGGCGGTTCAAAGGCCTTTCTCCGCCAAAGACATCCCGTCTAAAAGGCCTCCGTGGTTAGCCATATGCCAAAGACAGCTAACAAGGTTCTCAGTATTAAGAGCAATAAGCGGAATATTCTCGAGAGCCACCTGAAGGTCTGGGGTAGGCAAGGCTAGGTCATCGCCAGCTAGGATCTTTTGAACAGCGGGCCAATTGTCAGCGTACAGATGCTGGGAGCCCGCGGTCAGCGTTAGGTCCCCAAGGCCAACCTCAACGCCATACCTAGTTTTAAGGACAAGCCTTATGTAGGCGCTGATTAGGCTCATGTTAATGACGTCATAGGGCCAACCAAGCCAGGCGTCAGAAGAGCGCATGGTGTCAAGGCAGTGTAGGCTACCATCCCTGATGAGCCACTGAAGGGACAAGGTGCAGGGGATGTCCTTAGAGGGCCTAGGGCTCTCTCGCCAGATGTTTATGACAGCCTGACGGGTGTCGGGGTCCTTGGCAAGGGCCTCACACACGTAGGGCAGCTGGTCAACGACCTTGACCCCATAGGCGCCAAAAAACCTCAGGCCGTCGTCAGAAAACTGTGAGATGTGGGAGGCGTAAGGGGCGATGGTGGAGACACGGTTGTCCCCTGACAAGATCCAGGCGGCCTCGGCTGCGGCAAACCTATAGCCAAGGCGTCTTGCGGCAACCGTGACTACGGGGCTTCTCATGCTAATTTTTGTCTGATAGCCCAAAAGCTCCTTGATCGCCTTCCCCCTTGGGGCGCACTCCTGGCCCCTTATCATGATCTCCTCAAGTAGGGAAAGCCAAACCTGGTTGACGTTGGGCGTCTTGCCTTTTTCTATCTTGGTGCTAGGCGTCTTGTCTTTTTCCATCCTAGCGGCAACCATCACGCATACTCCCTAAGAGGGTCATAGATAACCTTGGCTGGCGTAGAAAAAAGCCCGTGGTCCTCAAACAGCTTGACTAGCCGCTCAGGCCTGGTCACATGGTGGTGAAACCTTGTGTAGTATTGCGGGTGAGGGACCCGCTCAAAGCGATAGCCCATCTTGGTCAAGGAGGCCTGGGCAGAGGCGCCCATCGCCACAAACGTCATGTGATAGAAGGCGTCAAGCTCGACCTTGGTCCACTGGACGCGGCCCCTCTCGTCATGAAGGTTAACCCAGGCCACGTCGGCCTCCTTGACGCCAAGGTTGCTTAGGGCCCTAGTGATCCAGGGCGAGCAAGAGTGGCCGGCGATAAAGGGGTAGGAGGTCCTTCTCGTGCGTTTGTTAGACCTATCCCCAATCAAAAGAAGCCTGGCGTTAAGGTTACCGGCAAAGCGCCGGTCGTCAATACCTGCGGCAAAGTCGGCGCCGGAGGTGGCCGAGACAAACGAGCGCCACGCCAGGCTGTTAAGCTCGGAGTAAAAAGGCTTGGCGTCGTCAAAGATGTCGTAGCGTATAAGGTTAGGGTGGCCCTTAAGGCCGCTAAGGAGCCTCTCATACTGGTCATAGACGGCTGAGACGCTGTCAAACATCTCAGGTCGTTGCCGCCTTGTCCTATCAAAGTGGGCCAAGTATCGGCCCTTGTCCCTAGGCAAACAAAAGACATAAAGGACGCCGTGCTTAAGGGCGACACGGTCAAGCATCTGCCCGTAGTAGGGCCATTGGTAGCTGGGGGAGCTGGGGCCTTGGCGAAAGACCTCAGCGTAGGCGTGCTCGCACGGCCACCAACGGTCCATGACGACGGGGCCGTTGACCGACTTCCTTAAGGCAAGGTCAAGGTAGGCAAGGTGGTAGAGGTCCATCTTGTCCTTAAACCGGTAGGTCGCGTGCTGATACTGGTAGTTGTAGAGCTCCCCTAGCTTGGCAGCTAGTGTCGACTTGCCTGTTGCATCGGGCCCAACAAGGGCTATTATTGGAAAACTTTGAAGGGGCATGGGAGGCTACCCCTCAGCTGACGGGAACAAAAGGTCCTTGTGTGACGGGGGGACCCAACCCTCAGGCTTTATGATGTCGTAGGTTGAGCCATGCTTGCTGTCCTCTGCCCGCTCAGCGCGAACCTTGGCCATGTTGGCCGCATGGACCCGCTGCCATGCCTTGGCAAAGGGGTAGCCGCTTAGGTAGGCTGTCCCAAGGGCCACGTACACGACGTCGACGAGGGCGTCTAGCTCGGCCTCCATCTGCTCCTCGGGGGTGGCTTGAAAGTTTACGCCGTCCTCGTCCTGCTCCTCTGACAGGTCGGCGTTAAGGTACTCCTCGGCCTCCTCTATCAGCCGCTTGGCTCGTAGCTCACGAAGGTCGTGGGAAAGCAGCCTTGGCGGCCCGTCGTAGCCTAGGCCAAACTTTTCATGAAACTCCCTGATGTCGTGGGTCATCAGGGCGAGGCTTTCACGCATCTGGTGGACGACCGTCCGCATGGCGTTGCCTTTTCTTTCGGGTGAAGCCTCCGGGTAGATGATCTCGACTATCCGGCGGGCGGTGTCTCTATAGAGTTTGTCTCGAGGGGTGTCCGTTGTCACGTGGGGTGCTCCTTGATGGGTAGGATTTAAGGGTTGTGGGGCTATTCTCCCGCCAGCTCACGCCAGCGGTCGCTAGAGGTCCAGGGGCCAGGGACGCTTGAGAGGGAGGGGAACCTACGTTCATAGCCTTCCTTTGCTATCCCAACAACCCATATGTTGTTTCTAGACCACTGTGGGACAATTGGTGCAAAAAAGTTAGCTAGAGCGTTAACGTCATAGTAGGCGTGGAGCTCATGATAAAGCCTTGTAAGCTCGGGGCGTTCTTTGAGCAGGTTATCCCTATAGTCCTTGATAGAGGCAAAAGTCCCATAGTTTTCAAGGATAGAAAAACCTAGGTCCTCCATGACGGCCCCTAGGGCGTCTCGAGTTACCTCGCTGCAGTGGTTAGCAGCAGCCCCAACCTTGGCGTCATAGCAAGGTGTTGAGATAAAGGCCACAGGCTCCTCATTTTTAACCCTAAGTGTGGCTCGCATCACCTCTAGCATCTTTATAAGCAGGCGCCTGATGTGGCCCGCCTCGACGTGCTCTAGGTTTTCAAACGATACTAAAACGTTGGGTAGGGTGTGCTCGGCCTCAAAGTTATCCCCATCAACATATAGGCATAGGCTGTCAGTGATCTCCCCCATCTCAGGAGGGCGAATGAGAACCTTTTCTGAGGCAAAGTCTACGGCGCCATAGGCGTATAACGGAAAGCGACCGTTATTAAACATGGAGGTCTTAAATTTTTTTGACGGGTTATAGTCCACGCCGCAATAGTCATTTGGAATAAAGCGGTTTGAGTATAGCATACGGGCCAAGGGAAGATCGCAACCGCAGCCTATGTCAAGCACGTTAGAGGTCTTATAACGGCCGCCTGTCCCAAGACGTTTAGCAACATGGGTCCATCGCCAAACATGAGCGCTGAGGTCTCTGTGCTGAATTATTCTTTCCTCACCGGCGTCGATGTCAAGGTCGGTGGTGTCTATCTCCTTACCTCTAGCGTTTGCCAAGGTTTTTCTCCATAGTGTACTTGGTTAGCATCACAGTGTATAATATACACTTGATTATTAGGAATTAACACCAAAAATGTTTACTGATCCTTTGACTGACCAAGACCTGTATTGGATAGGGTATCTTCAAGCAGACGGTTGTATGAACTCTATTGTAGGCCAGGAATATAAACCTGGTCTATACAGAAAAAAAGGAGGTTGCGTGGTATTTGCACAGGTTCACGAGGAACCTGTTCAAGCTTTTTTATATTACGTTAAAGGCGAAGGAAAAGTTTCATCAAGAAAACATGGAAAAAATAGCTTTGCTAAAAAGGATGAATTAACTGGAGAGACTAAGGGTCAAATGTATATTGCTTCCTCGTCAAAGCCATATTATCCTCTCCTAGCCTTAAATCTTAAAAAAGAACTGCGAGAGGATATATACGAATCTAAGCATTTTTGGCGAGGTCTTTGCGACGGTGATGGAACAGTTGCTTGGGTTAAAAACAGAGGCTATAGATATCCAGTTATAGCTTGGTCTGGCAGCCTACATGACATGACTAGGTGTGCAGACTGGATTGAAGGTTTTGGCTATAAGAGACCAAAAGTTGGAACAGCAAGGTCTATTTTTAGAGTATCAGTAAACGGCTCAACAGCTGTAAGGCTTATTGAACATCTTTATAGGGGTGAATATTCAGCCTTAAACTACAAAAGAAAGATTGCTGAGGAATGCTTAATTTGGCGTACCAAGCACTCTGCCATGGTTAGAGATAAAAAAGTAGCAGAAGACCTTGCTGCGGACCTCTAGAGGCTATCCCAAGGTCCTTTCTCTCAACGCCTTAAGCGCCGCCTGAACGTCCTCAGCCTGCGCCCTAGCGTCAGCCTCAGCCGTGTGCGCAACCGTCCTCTTCTCTATATCATGACCAGCGAGATCCTTAGCTAGGGCAAACAGGGTCCTTGTGTCCCTAGCCGCCCAAAACTTCCAAGGCAAGGGCGCCTTCAGCCGGTCGTAGTAGTAGGCAAGGATTGGGATATCAAAGGTGGCGCCGTGGGACCAGACCGCCTGGCAGCCGTTAGAGCGGTATGTTTGACCAAGCTCTTGGAGGACGGTGGTGATAGGGGCCCGTGGGCCCTGGGCTACGGACCGCCTTGCCTCCTCTGTGTTTGTAAGCCACCAGAGGAGGGTTGACTCGGAGTAGGTGCCGCCAAGGACGTGGCAGGAGCCTAGGTCAACGTTCCAAGACCTAGAGATAAAGGACCTTTGGTCGTCATCAGGGTCAAAGACCACGAGCCCCACCTGAAGGATAAGGGACCTGGGGGAGGTGTCAAGGGTCTCAAGGTCCACCATCATATGGTTTGGCATAATTGTCCTTTAGTTCTTTAGTTGGCGTTTATTTTGGGTAGGTGGCCATCCTAGACGACTATAGGGCGGTTGTAAATGGTAAGAATAGGCCAAGGCTATCCTGTTGCCTTGGCCTATTCGTCAGATTATAGTTCTCCTACCTCCCCATTATAAGCATCCGCCCGCGCCGCTTCGGCGAGGAGGACGGCGGCGAGGTCGCGGGCTTGGGTGGCGGTTAGGACGATTGACGCGTAATCCCAAAAATTGACCCTCAGATTCACAACGACCTTTTGCGGAATGCATGCGATACCGACAAACGATACATCGCCGTCTGCGGTGTCTAACTGAATTGAAGTGCTAACGTAACCGTCTGCGGTGTTTAACTGAATTGAAGTGCTAACGTGAACGGTCATGAGCGAGGGTCCTTGGTTTGTTTGAGAACGATGTTAAGCCATTCAATGGCGTAAGGGTCGCCGCGTTTGGCGTCTAGGACGATCTCAGCGGCTTTTGTTGGTGAAAAGCCGTAGGCAACGAGGAGGGCATATTGATTAGCGGTTACGGTGATTGGGATGGTTGCACTGGTGGTCATGGGCAATCTTTCAAAATTGCTTCAATGAGGCGCGTCATTTTCGGATGCTCGAACGTGCGCTTAACGCGCTCTGCGCTTTCAATCATCAATTGACGCTGAACATTTTTAGGAAGTTTGCCGAGAGAAATGTTTTTGCCTTCAGCGTCTTTGGGCCATGGGGTCATCGCTATTCTCCTGTTAGATGGTGAAGGGGCGCTAAAGCCACATCTTTAGAACGCGTAAGGCCTCCGCGGCGACTTCTCGAATGTTGCCTTGACGGGCGCTTAACGCGACCTGAAGTGTTTGACGCTCATTCCGGATCACGCGGCGCGCGTCGGGCTCATTTGCCAAGCGATGTTCGGCGGCGATCATTTCAAGGATTAATTGCTGCGGGCTCATCTTTCATCTCCTTAGTTACACCCCAAAAGCCCGGCCACCTTTCGGCTCCGGGCTTGGGCGGGTTGTCCGCGGTGGTAGGGTGGTTACATCCAGTAAGGCTCGCCGCCCTCGTTGTAGTAGGGTCTCAAGGGCTGGCCGCGAGAGTCTTTTGTATCGTCGACGCTGCAGCCTTGGTAATAGATGTCGTCGTCGCAGTCCCACTCTGCCTCCTTAGCGGCATTGAGGGCGTCAAGCAGGTCTTCTGAAGAAAGGCGCATCTAAGTTCTCCGTGGTTGATGATCCTTTATAGGCCCAAACCACGGGTTCATACATATTTATTTTTGAAAATGGCTTATTTTACCACGCTAGCGGCCAAGTAGGAAAGGGCTAGTGGCTCACTTGGCCACGGGAGTGGCTCACTTGGCCACGGGAGTGGCTCACTTGGCCACGGGAGTGGCTCACTTGGCCACGGGAGTGGCTCATGGGGAGGGCATCACTCCTCGTTACCCCCAGGCAGACGGAGCGCGTCATTTTCTAAAGCCTGGGCCCATGGCCGTGGGTCAAGGCTAATAGGCCTTGCCGGAAATCCCATAATCGCCAGACGTCGTGGCTTGAGGGACCATATAGATGGTATCCCATGGGGTTATCATCGATAACCCCCTATTGGCTTGGCTAGATTGGCCAAGGTTTAAGAGGAAATTAGATACTAAAGCGGCCCCCTCCACCCCAACGTAGAGGGGGCCACTCGTCACCGGTTACCTTAGGTTAAACCCAAGGTGACCAATAGTCTTAAGCCGCAGCGGCCTCGACGTTGTGACCTTCAGAGGCGGTCTCTTCAGCCGCCTTGGCCTTACGAGGCTTTTTGGCCTTGGGCTCGGCATCTTCATGGCCCTCAGCCTTTTCTTTGACCTCGATGGTCTTTTGGACCTCGATGATGCCGGCGTCGATCAGCGGCTTCTTGTAGAATGAAAGGATCCGCGAGGGCGGTTGACGGGTGTTAAGGGTAAGGCCCTCAACGCCAGCCTCCTCGTTGGCCTCAAGCTCGGCAATCACCTCGCCCTGGTCGATGAACGCGTTGAGGCCGACCTTGCCGACGATGGTCTTGACGACGACCGCGGCTTGGGGCGCCAGCTTGTCTTCCTTGGTCGGCTCTCGGACGACCTTAAGCTCGATCTTCATGCTGCTCTTCTCCTTGGTTTAATGGGACCCCTACGATCAAAAGGGGAGTTATCAGTTTCTAGTAATATAGAGATAGATAAGAACCACTGCCACGTAAACCCATAAAATGGGAGGTTAAGCTTGGCTAGTTTTTGGGTTAAGTCTCATAGAGGTGGTATAGGGTAATCCGGCCCGTAAACCCTTATGGCGTCCATACGGTTTATAGTCCTTAGGTGGTATAGGGTGGCCTCGGCGCCGTGCTTTCTATAGATATTGTAGACGGACCTAGGCGACCAAAAGATTGGTGACTCGTACTTAAGATAGTGAGAAAGGGCTTTTGGAAGCCCTTTCAGGTAAAGCTCGGCGTCCTCAGGCTTGCCTAGCCTTGGGTCCTCCCTATTTGCTAGGGAGTTTCTTTTATGGGTGGCCATCACCCCTCCCCATCGTTGATGTGAACCACGCCCAGCGCCTCGAGGAGGCGGCGGTAGTAGGCCCAGAGGGCAGGCGGGTCAATCTTGGTGGAGATATAGCCCTTGGCAATGGCTAGCTCCACGATCTCGCCGCCACGCAGGCCGTCCTCGCCCACGATGCCCTCGTGGCGCATGGCCTTGAGGATCAGCTTAACCTGCCCGGGCGCGGCGGCCAGGGCCGCCTTATACTCCTCGGTCCAGCGCCGCTCGTTGGCGACGGAGGAGGAGAGGGCATAGAGCTTGGGCTCGAAGGGGAGGTTTCCTGAGAGGTTGCGGTCCTTGCGGATCACTCGGCCGTTCTCGTCTCGCTCGGCATTGGAGGGCCGGCGGCGCTTCATCTCGACGAGGGTCTCCTTGTCGGCGACCTCGACCGCGTCCTCCTCGCCGTCCTCGTCATCCTGGGGGTCTTCCTCAAGGATGGCCTCGAGCAGCTCTTCCTTGGTCATGTCGTGGCGGCCTTGGATCTCGAGGTCCTTGGCGACCGCCAGAAGCTCCTTCTTGGTCATCTCGCTGTACTGGGTCATTGTCTTGCTCCGATGCTCTGCGGTTGATGGCCGCGTGATGATTCTTTATATGGTGGAGCCATCGCCATGTACACCCTTGCTGATCATTTTTCTTGAAAAAAATTGGCCTTGCCTACCGGGTACATGTACCCGTTTACGTCAAGTGCCTTAAGCGCTAGACATATAACCACTATTCAAACGCATCAATCTAAGCCACCCGTTTATATGAGCCCAACTGCCCGTTTTGGTGAAGGCTCCGGTGGTTAAAGGGGGACTACCATGGCTACCGCTCAAGTTGGGGCTCGTGAGGGCGCCAAGCCGCCATACGACGCCATGAAGGACGCCTACACCCACCTTGCCAAAGTGGACCTCTATCAGCCTTACGAGCATCGTGAGGAGGGCAGCTGGGTCGTGGTGTTCTTTCACGAGACGCTTTCAACCAGGCTCTTTAAGACCCTTGAGGAGGTTGGAAGAAGGTACAACTGGCAGACGTACATGTACGCTGTGTTTGTCAAGCCAGAGCAGTTTGCCGCCAAGTTTACCGGGCCAAAGCTTGCTCAAGTTTGTGAGAGGGTAGGGATAGAGGCCAAGGGGAAGGCGCCCATGGAGCTATCAAGGCTGCTTTGGGCCTGGTGCCAAGCCAATGGCGACAAGGTCGTCAACGAGGCAGCCTCAAAGGCGGCGGGTGAAGAGAAGGACAAGTACCGGGTCAGGGTGGACCTTTTGAAGGACCCCATGATCATGAGCCTCGTGGCGCAGCTGCCAAGGCAGGCAAAGATCATCGCTGAGAACCTAGCGCTTGAGGAGACCACGGCATACACTGAGGAGACGCTGGGGTCTTTTGCGAGAAGGCTGGTCGCTACGGGAAAGCTAAAGACAAAGCAAGACCCCTTGAGGGTGGTGCTGTACTACATGCCAACTTTTGCTGACATGGGGGTAGCGACCTACCCAACGAAGAAAGAGGTAGAAAGAAAGGAAGAAACCTAGGTCATCTCAAGCCTGACGATCCCTAGTTGGCCTTAAAGGGACCAACGATAGGGGATTATTGAAAACGTTGAGGTAATGAGATGACACATGAACCTAGCTGACCTAGCCTACGCCCTTTCAAATGGAAAGGAGGTAAAACGTGGCGACTCATACTCGGCGCTTTGCCCCGCGCACAACGACACCACCCCAAGCCTTTCCCTATCCTTAAACAGCTCAGGCAAGGTCCTTTTCCACTGCCACGTGGGTTGCAGCAAGGAGGCCGTCCTAGCTGCCTTAAAGGCAAGAGGGCTTTGGGAGGGAGATGGCGCCGGCAAGGACTGGAAGACGGTCAAGGTCGTCCCACCGCTTGTGGCCAAAAGCAAGCCCAACATAACCCATCCCCAGCACGGCAAAGAGGCCGCTCGGTGGGAGTACAAGAACCGGGCTGGTGAGACCGTAGGATGGGTCTACCGCTTTAATGAGCCGGGAGGTGGCAAGGTAACCCTTCCCCTCACCTGGCAGGTCAACGCCAAGGAAAACAAGGGAAGGTGGGGGTGGCGCGCGTTCCCTGAGCCAAGGCCGCTTTATGGCGCCCACCTCCTAGATGACCCTGACTGGAAGGGCAAGCCGGTCCTTATCGTTGAGGGCGAGAAGACGGCAGAGGCCGCCAGGCTGATCTTCCCTGACAACCTTGTGATGACGTGGCCAGGAGGCTCAGGCGCCACTGAAAAAGCCTGCTGGGAAGACCTTAAGGGCCGGGACGTGACGATATGGCCCGACGCCGACAAGCCTGGGCTAAAGGCGGCCATGGCGATCGGGGAGGTGCTTTACAGCCTGGGGGTAGTAGCCAAGGTTGTTCAGCTGCCAATAGACGATAGGGGTGAGCCCGTCCTGCCAAAGGCCTGGGACCTCGCGGACGAGCCACCTAAGGGGGTGGACGTCAAGGCCTTGCTAGGAAGGGCAGTCGAGTTTAGAAGCGGGACCGACGCCATCATTGAGGAGCTAAACGCCAAGATGGCGGTGACCATGCTTGGCGGGAAGACCGTGATCATATGGGAGAAGTACGACGAGCTCCATAGAAAGATAGTGCCTACCTACTCAAGCCGCTTTGACATGACGTCGTTTTTTGCCAACCGGACGGTGGTGAGTGGCCGTAAAGAAATCAACATCATCGACTACTGGATGGGCCACCCACAGCGGAGGTCCTACGAGAACGTGGTGTTTGAGCCCGAGAAAGACACGAAAAGCTCGTACAACCTTTGGAGAGGCTTTACGTACGAGCCTGACCCAACAGGCGACTGGTCGCTGCTAGAGGAGCACCTACGGACCAACGTGGCAAAGGGTGACGAGAGCCTATACCGGTGGGTGGTGGCTTGGTTTGCCAGCATCATCCAGCACCCTGCCTCTAAGGTTGGCACCAGCCTTGCCATAAGAGGAAAGCAAGGGACAGGAAAGACCGTGGTGGGCCAGCACTTCGGCGCCTTGATAAGGGACCACTACGTGCTGGTTGACGACCCTAGGTACGTCACCGGCCAGTTTAACAGCCACATGAGCCAGGCGCTGCTGCTGCAGGCAGATGAGGGGTTCTTTGCGGGAGACCCTAGACACGTTGGCCGCCTTAAAGGGCTGGTAACGTCACCAACAAACCGGATTGAGCCTAAGGGCAAGGACAGCTTTGAGATCAACAACTACATACGGCTGATGATCACCAGCAACGCTGAGTGGGTGGTGCCGACAGCCAGCGAGGAGCGGCGGTTTGCCGTCCTTGACTGCGGCGACGACAAGATGCAGAACCAGTCATTCTTTGCTGAGATGCGGCGTCAGATGATGGACGGGGGCTACGGCGGCCTCATGCACCACCTGCAGCGCTTTGACCTCTCAACGACGGACCCGTCGGTAATCCCAAGGACTGGGGCGCTTAACGAGCAGAAGGAGCACAGCCTTGACTCAGTGCAGCGGTTCTGGTACGAGCGGCTGGTGTACGGGGAGATTTGGCCTGGGACAGGCCGGTGGGAGACCGAGGTAGACTCCAGGAAGCTTTGGGAGTACTACATCAACATCGCGACAAAGTGGCGGGTCGTAAGGCCAAGAAATGACGTGTGGTTTGGCAAAGAGCTGGCGGCCATGATGCCAAACCAGATGCTGAAAAGGGTGAGGATCACGGTAAAAAGCCAAGACGAGTACGGGGTTACCACGACAAACCGTCCCTGGGGGTACCGCCTGCCCCCACTTGACGACTGCCGTAAGAGCTACGCTGAGGCGCTAGGGGTCACCCTTGACTGGGGAAAGGACGACCCTAGTGACCTTCTGACGGCGGTAACGGTCAAGGGGACGGCTGAGGATGACGTGCCGTTTTAGGCCTTGACGCCAACGGTGTCCCGCTTGCGGTCAAAGACAAGCGCAAACTTGTCGTAGGTCTTCTTGTTGTAGACCTCAAAGATGATGGACTGCTCCGTTAGGATATGGTTCCTAATGGCCCACTCGTCGTTGTTTGCCATAAACCTTGGGATGATGGGGATGACCTTGCGGGCAGCAAGGACCCAAGAAGAGAGGGCTGTAACCGCCTTTGGGGTTTGAATAACCTTGGTCACGTTGATAGAGCGTGACGGGTGGGAGTATTGGACTAGGGGCATGGGAGGGTTGGGTCCTTACATTGATGGTGGCTTGAGCAGGCTAGAGATGGGCTCTAGGTCCTTTAGTAGGGCGTTTGCGTTAGAAAGAACATAGGCTACGGGCGCCCTTCGGCCAAATGGCCTGTTTCTTTCGTCGTAGCCGCCGCCAAGGTCCCTTAGCTCCTGTATAAGGGCAAGCATAAGAGGTATCCTTGAGATGCAGGCTGCGACCTGTTCAGCGGACGTAGAGTCATAACCATCCAAGGCTATTGAGCAGACTTTCTGACCATCTGCTGTTTTTACAAAGACGGCCATGTCAGCCTCCTCTATTATGCCTTCCTCTACACGCAAGGAAGGGATCTGTGAGAGTACGTCAGGCTTCATCTTGAGGGTCCTTTTTACTAGGTTTTACCAGTGTTTTGTGCGTTTAATTATAATAATCTAAGTCTTGTGGACCGTATATGTTAGATTAAATTTAACCAAGCCATCGGTTTTATTATAGTTATTTTATAGCTTGGTTTAACCTAGCCTAATAAGCTTGGCATGGCTTGGATAGGCTTGGTAAAAGTGCTTGTTAGAAGTAGCTAGGTAAAATGCCAAGCTTGATATTTGAGCCAAAATTGGCCCTATAGCCGGACCTATGGGGCACTTTCTGGGTCACTTTTGGTATTAAGACAAAGCCCTAAGTGATTGATTTTATTAGTCAAAAAACCTTTTCAGGGTGTGTGTCTGTTGAGTAGAGTAAAATGTACTCTGGGAGATAATTATAATAGTTATTATTCCTATTAAAGTCTATAGGGGAAAGAATAATTATTATTATTTTTGATGGTGGGAGGTAAAAGTGTGTCTTTCTACTCAGTGGTCAGACTACACGATAAAATGTATAATGTAATCAAGTACATAACTAGTCTGTATATATTATTCTAAATATAATATAATAACCAGTTAGAGTTTAATTGACCAATCAAATCAACCACTTAGGGTTTGCCGAGCTTATAAGTCTGACCACTGGGTAAGATAGTACGGGTAAAAGTTATGAAGGTTTAGGGACAGACACAGGAAGGTAATGGGTGGGGTTAGTAAAGGGAGATGGCTTGGTCACTTCATTCTTAGTATCTTATTGATCTTTACGGGGTTGGCAAATTCTTGTAGTATTGGTGAGATCAGAGCTCTTTTACGGGTGAGATATACATGATTGACGAAGCATCCGCCTACTACATCCTTATGGTAAAGTGTGGTGCTGAAAATAAGGCCTTAGAAAGGCTAAGGGAGGAGGGCTTTGAGGCGGTTTGCCCAAGCTTTTCTATTGAAAAAAGAGTTAGAAGGATCAAGGGAGATCGGCTAGTCTTAGTTAGAAAACCAGTGCTTGACGGCTATATGTTTGTTGAAGTCACGTCAGCGCCAAACATAACCCTTCTTAAAATAGTCGAGAACGTCCTAAAGATAGTATCGTTTGCCGGGGCTCCTGCGCTTATTGGGTTAAGTGAGATTGAAAAGATAGCCAAGCTGATTGAGCCACTAAAGTTTGAGGAAGAAAGAAGGGCTGGCGAGTGGGGAGGTAGGAAAAAGGACAAGAAAAGGCCAAAGGGGCTAGTTGTTGGTGAGAGGGTGCTAGCCGTTAGTGGTAAGGTCTCAATTAAAGGCCTGTATTTAGGCAATGATTGGATCGAGACTGACATGGCTGGTGGAGCCATAAAAGTTAACGTCAGAAATGTAGACTTAGTGCGAGATGAGTCAGTAGAGTATGAAGAACCTATAAGGGCTTTTGGTTAAAAGTAGCCAAGCCATACTGTCGTTTACATCTAGGCCATACTAAGATATAAGTGGATTATATAAGACTTCGTCATAGGAAGTCTTAGGTTGCATGAGCAGTCCTAGCCTTAAACCGCCGAGGGACTATGCAACATCAGATGAAGGCGGGCGGCCTTTATCAACCCCGAGAAGTAACGTGAATCTAAAGAGCAAGTGAGCCCAAAGTGGAAAGCGCTAAGTTTGAAAATAAACTTAGAACGCCTCGTGAGATTATCACGATGCTTTCCGATGTCTTAGAAAGCGAAAATATCTCGGTACAGAAGGCCTGTCAAAAGATAGGTTATCCCAGAGCTTTAGTTCTTTACTACATCGACAAGTTCAAAGAAAACGAGGAAGATACAGCCCTTCTCAGCAGATATTCCCTTGCGATTGCAAGAATTGTAGAGAATACTGTACGAGAAGCGGAAGACATTTCCGAAGGAAAACACCGTGGAGAGGCCTTTGAGGACTCCGGAACTTCGGTAGCTCGCGACCGTCTTATGCTTCACGCCAAGATGTGGGCGCTTGGTAAGATGATGCCCACAAAGATGGGCGAAAAGAAAGAGGAAAAGGACGACTCACCAACAAAGGTGGTCATTGTTGGCGGTCTTCCTGACTCAGAGTGAACATTGAGATAAACCTACCGACCCTTCACCCAGGGCAGATAGCAGCCTACAAGGTTAAGGACCCCGCGACCGGGCGCCGTCCTCGCTTCCTAGCTATTCGTTGCGGAAGACGCTGGGGTAAAACCGACCTTGGCAAGGTGCTTCTAGCTGACGCCACGATTAAAGGCAAGCGTGTAGCTTGGTTTGCTCCCGACTATCGCATCTTATCCGAGGCCTATGCTGAGATCCTAACCACCCTCGAGCCTGTCGTAAAGTCCTCCTCTAAGACTGAGGGCATGATTCGCCTAGACGGTGGTGGCTCTGCTGAATTTTGGACGCTAAACAACCCTCGAGCGGGACGATCCCGTAAATATCACCTAGCCATAATCGACGAGGCCGCCTTTACAACGGCTGACATGAAGGACACCTTCTCCAGGTCAATCCTTCCTACCCTGCTTGATTACCTTGGCAGCTGCGTGGTGTTAAGCAACACCAACGGGGTTGACCCTGAAAACTTCATGTGGCGCATCTGCAATGAGGATCAACTTGATCCAAAAGAGCGGCATGGCTTTGTCCAATACCACGCCCCATCAATCCAAAACCCCTACCTCCCTGCCGAAGAGATCGAGCGCCTTCGCCGAGACACCCATCCTCTCGTCTTTGCGCAAGAGTACGAGGCAGAGTTTATTGACTGGAGCGGGGTTGCCTTCTTTGACCTTGACAAGCTCCTTGTCAACGGTCAGCCCGTCCAAGACCCTACCCTATGTGACGCGGTATTTTGTACGCTAGACACGGCCACAAAGACAGGTTCGGCTAACGACGGCACAGGCGTCATCTACTGGGCGCGCTCAAGGGCGACGGGTTATCCCTTGGTCATCCTTGACTATGAGCTGGTTCAAATCGAGGGCTCGCTTTTAGAGGTTTGGCTGCCAACGGTCCTTGAGAAGCTTGAGGGTTACGCAGCCTCATGCCGAGCAAGGCATGGGTCGCTTGGCGCCTTTATTGAGGACAAGGCCTCGGGCGAGATCTTGCTTCAACAGGCCGCGCGCCGCGGCCTGAAGGCAAGGGCCATCGAGTCAAGGCTAACAGCCCTTGGCAAGGATGAGCGAGCCATCTCAGTAAGTGGCTACCACTTCCGCGGAGAGATTAAGCTCTCTCAACGGGCCTATGAAAAGACATTTCCTTTCAAGGGCGCCACGCGTAATCACCTAGTAAGCCAGGTCACCTCATTTAGGATCGGTGATAAGGACGCAGCCAAGCGAGCCGATGACCTCTTGGACTGCTACACGTACGGCCCCGCCTTAGCCTTGGGTAACAACGGAGGTTTCTAGTTAACCCATGGCTGAAACCTCCGTCACAGGCACGGCGCTAGGCAACGCGCT